CACCTGACATTCGCTGCATACGTACCCACCGCCGCTGCTTTCCACCTGACATTCGCTGCATACGTACCCACCGCCGCGCCGGATCCAGTGCCCGCAGGTCACAGCGGTTACACGAGCAGGCGGTATGGACAGGATGGTGCGGCGTACGACCGCCGGCAGAAACCCTCTTGCCAAAAGCTCCCACAGCAGCGCGTCACGATCTATGTACGCAGCCATGCTCCACGTCCTCCTGATGCACATTCCAGCTTCTCCTCCTGTTCACGACCCGCTGTATCCCCGCGTTCCGGAGCATTCGCGCGCAAAGCACACATGGCAGCGGATCCTGTAACTCCTCGCCGTTTTCAAACCCGACAAGGTAGAGCTTCGCACCGAGCATCTCCGCGCGGGAAGCGGACAGCATCGCGTTCTGCTCCGCGTGTACGGCAAGGCACTTTTCGTACTGCTCGCCGTGCGGAATACCAATCTGCATCCGAAAACAGATTCCCGCCGCCATGCAGTCTACGAATCCACGCGCCGCTCCGTTGTACCCGGTCGACACGATCTCGTCATGCTGTACAATGACCGCTCCGTATTGCCGCCTGAGACAGGTGGAGCGTTTCGCAACCGCCCGTGCGATTTCCAGATAATACGCGTCCTTGCTAAGCCGCATGTTCCATACCTCACTTTCCCGCTTTCCGCAGCGTCTCCGCGCTCTGCCGTATGCCCACCCATTCCCGCGAAAACCATTCCCGCCAGGCCGCGCACATGCAGGTACGTTGGTCCGCCGCGGGACATCCCGCACACGGATACCGCTGCTTTTTCGCCTCTGTCAGCCACCGTATCGCAGACAAGACATCTCTCGTGTCATCATTCATGCCCGTAAAGCCTCCCTATCTTGTGTACCAGTCACCGATTTTGTATCTGTCGTATTCGTCCTCCGTCACCGAGAACGTGTACTGAACCGATCAGCTGTTCTTTTCTCCAACAATGGTGAAACGGTAGGCGGCGGAATGATATACGTCGTTGAAGAAGTACGCTTGCGTATATTGCTTGTCCACAATGTATCCCGCAGAAATGCTGTTCGTCTCATTGACCACCATTCCCACAAGAACCGCTCCGATCAGACAAAGCGCGGCGCATATAAACAGTACGCTGATTCCCTCGCCAACGCCGAATTTTGACCACATATCTCCTCCGTTAGTTGATCCATTTCACAACGGTGTCCCCACGGTATCCCTTTACCCATATGTACCAGGCATAACAGATCGCGTTCGATTTGCTGTATTTTGCAAAGTCGCCATTCATCGCGCACCGCAGCCGCCCGGAACTGACATAAATGGTTTTGGGTGGGTACCTCTCAAACAGCTCCCGCCGGGACTTGCCCTCCAGAAACTGTATTTTGAGAAACATCGCGACCTTGCAGCCATCGTCTGAGATGTCGAGCGCGTGTTCCACAAACTCTTTCGCAAGGGAATACGGTGGGTTCGTAACGATGTCCATGCCCGGAATGGGGGGGGTAACGGTTGAAAGAAAGTCAATCTTCTCGCCGCAACCCCGGTCAATGAGATCAGAAGCATACACCATGTACCCCGCCTTTTCAAACTCTCTTACAAGATGACCCTCCCCGCAGGCGCATTCCCATATGACCGGCGCAAAAGTCTCCACACCGAGTAAGAGCGTGGCGGCTTTCGGCTCCGTAGCATAGTAGTCGTGCGTCTCCCGTTCGTTTTGCGCATAATTCCGCGCGCCGAGAATCGCATGCGCGGAGCGGCTGTTTCCGGTCCAGTCTTTCATCCCGCGTCCACCTCACATCCCGGACAAACCTGCCGTCCTTCCGGAATCACCTCGCCACACGCTACACAGGTATCCACGCTTCCGGCTTCCGCGTCCCGTACAGCGATCTCCCCGCCGCAGGCCGCGTACCCGGCAATGTCGATAAACGTGTCCGCTTTCTGTTCCGCTGCTGTGATGGCGCGCGCCACCTTAAACTCCACAAGCATCAAAGCCACATCCGCCGCCGTGACCGACACAGAGAACCCTTTCGCCCGCAGGTGGCTTTCCCACATTTCGGCGATCAGACGGAAGTTGTCCTCCGGCTCTCCGTATTGCCGGTTGCGATCCGTACAGACACATATCCGCGCCGCCTCCAGAATTTCCTCTCGTTTCATAAGATTCCTCCTACATAAATGGACGCCAACAGAATGGCCGCGGTCACGCTTCCCACGCTGAGAAACATCCCCGACCGGGAATCCCTGCAACCGATCCCGGAGAGATAGAAGAGCAGCATAATGAGAAACAGCGTGACCTGAAAGATAATGAGCGTGATCCGCGTCATACAGCACCCCTCCGTTCACGGTCGCGTATCATCCAACCCGGAAGTTTCCGGCTCGTGCTGTAACTGAAGCTGACAGAGGTCTCCAACGCGAACTCCCTGCCGCATTCCGGACAGTCAATGACATGCGTGCCGTCTTTATACGCTTCGGGTGTATCTGCGTCGCACGCAAGAATCACACCGCACCAGGGACAATAGATTTCATCCTCGCAGCTCGTATCGCGACCTTCCTGAATATCTTGCAGCACATCCTTCATGTGCTGTTTTTTCTTGCATACATAGCACTCGTCTTCCCAAGAGAGCATTTCAGCGACTTTGCCACAGATTTTACACGGCTTTTTCATAATTCGTCTCCATATTCATTTTTTCCGTCTTTGTACCGCAGCTCGGGCGAAAGTCTTTTTTTTGTACGTTTCACAGCTGTAGTAGGCTGAGCATATCTATCTCTGTGACCACGCTTGTCCCCTTCTGCCTGCCGCAGTATCCAGATCATATCTGAAACCGACACATACTCGTAATCGTTTCCGTCGCAGCACCATGAAGCCCATTGCGACATCCCGCTCAAATCCTCGTATCTCGACATATCGTCACTTTCCTCCAAAATGATATTTTGTCACCGCCATCGGAAATTCTTCAATCTCCGAAGCCCATACGCATGTGCCTGCACCGTTCAGTTGCTCCCACAAAAGCGGGAACCCGCCGATCCCGTCAAACAGACTTGCCATCGTCCAGTCACCGCCGCAGCAAAGGGACAGCTTTTGCAGGACATACCGCCACGGCGGCAGCGCGATGCTGTTTCCGAGTGCCTTGTACCGCGCCGTGTCCGCGCATTCCTTATGTACCTTGCCGCCTGTGTCTACCCATTCCCCGATGTCCGTATAGCCATGCGTTTTAATAATTTGGTGGACGCGACTTTTACTTATACCGTATTTTTCCGCAAGCTGACGAAGTGTAAATGCGCCAGTTTGGTGCCAAAGGACGATTTCAATCCGCTTGCATTCAGGGAGTACGGACGACGGGCTTTTATCACCAGATAAATACAGTCCGTCATTTGCGGCTTTTGTTGAGTTATTCTCTGCGGTTAGCAACTGGAGATTTTCAATTCTGTTGTCCAACTTGTCGTTATTAATGTGGTCGACAACCATACCGTTTGGTATGATTCCATTCTGGGCGATCCATATTATTCTGTGCGCTCTGCACTGCTTTTTCACAGTTCCGTTTCGGATACTTATGACCTTGTATCCGTTAATAATCGTTCCGGTCAGCTCTTTCGGCTCTGTCAAAGCGATTCCGCCAGGACCTTTTGTGGAATAAACTTTGCCATTTTTACAATCTGCAATGATTTGCCTGGAAGCCAAGTTAAGTGCTATAAACTCATCCTTATTCATTTCTGCAACATTTGCCTCCACAATCTCCGGATACCCTTGCAGCCGTTCGCACTCCAGCGGCGTGAGCCGTCGCACGCAGTACTTCTGCCGTACCACGTTCTGCATGTTGCAGCTGTACCCGCCGTTCGATTTCGCTTGAAGCGTCCCGTTCACCCCTGTGTTTTCCATCCAGTGGCGACAGTCTACTGCGGCGCACAATACCGCCTGTTGGTCATGCACGCAGGAGAGCGTCCCCGCCTTGTCGGACAGACGGAGCTGGTTCGCCTGCCCGTTTCCGATGCAGACCGCATGCCGGTCAATGGTGTTGAGAGTGTAACTCACATCCTCCGTCCATCCCTTGCCGTTGCACCCCGCCGTGTCCGCGCGGTCAATGCAGTTTCCCTGGACGCAGATGGCGGTGTCCTGTAGCGGATCCGCATCCGCCGTAGCTACACCATCTGCCACCATCGGCAGCGCGCCATGCGAACAGGCACGAAGCGTTTCGCTCACGCCTCCGGTGCTTCCGCCACGATTTGTAATGCCAACGCAGTCCGCAGCGTCTCCGGCAGCGCTTTCCCGCGCCGTTCCGCTCTCCGCAGGATCCCTCGGCACGCTTTCGCGCTCAAAGAGTATTTCCGGTGCGGTGTGTCCTCCAAAATCTGCGACAAGTGCGATTCGACGGCGGCGTTGGGGCACTCCCCAAAACTGCGCGTCGAGTACACGCCAGGCAAGGGAGAATCCGTCTCCCAGGATGCAGCCGGACGCGCGCCATTTCCCATTCGCAGGTCGAGGAATAAGGGCATTTTCGTCTGCGATCTGGACAGTTTCTTCGAGGACCGCGCGGAAGTCTTCGCCGCCGTTTGACGAGAACGCGCCCGGCACGTTTTCCCAGACCATGAATCGAGGTCTGACGTCAGTCCCTTTTCTACCTCTGTCTTCATCAGTTTTCCTCATTTCTTTTATAATGCGTATCTGCTTCATAAACAGCCCCGAACGCGCTCCGGCAAGCCCCGCTCTTTTCCCGGCTATGCTAAGGTCTTGGCATGGACTGCCGCCAATTATTACATTGACCACGGGAGCGTCCTTGCCGGAGATTTTTGTAATGTCGCCTAAGTGCTCCATACGCACTCCCTCCGTAGCTTCGTCAGCCGCCAGCGGTTCTTCTTCCGTATCCACCGTTTCCGCGCGTGATACGCAAGTCGGTGTACGCGGTAGAAGTACAACCATTTCACATTGTACACGTTCACGCCTCAGTTTTCGACCACACCGCCCGTCAGCGTCAGCAGGTTCGCGATCATACACGCCGCCTCCGCGATCAGCGGCCGGATGTCTTCATCCGGATCCGGCATCGGTCCGTGCGCCAGTCCATTCAACATGTCCACAAACACCCACGGATATCTGCGCACAGCCGCACAGACCAGCGTGTCATAGTACTTCTTCGGCGGCTCTTTCCGTGTCTCCAGCTCTGCCTGCCGCAGTGCTTGTTGTACATCACGGATACGAACGAACGCGTTTTCATCAACGTCTGCTGCAAATAACGGCAGCTTGTCCAAATTTACCAGTCTTGCCATATGTACACCACCTCAATCGAAAATGTATTTCCGCGCCAATACAGACGCATCCTCTCACACAGGCTGAATATCGGCGATCCGCAGTTCCGCGCCGATGTCCCCGAAAAGCTCCGGCAGCGCGGCGGCGAATTTCCGGTATAACGGGATCGCGAGACTGCGCATCTGCGGGTGAGCGGCAGGCGCGCAGCGCAGACGGAAGAAGTACCGCCATTCCCGCATGTTCGCCGTCAGGATAAGCTCCGTCTTGAGCGCGTTCGGCAGCACCGCGCGTGCCTCCTCCGGCGTGCATCCCCATTCCAGCAGGGAAAAGTACGCAAGCTCCGCGTCCGCCATCGCCTGTTTCCAGATCGCGTAACCCGTCGTGTCATCCATGAGAAATTCCGGTTCAATCACCGTGATCTCGCAGCCGAAATCGTCCTTGCCGTAGTTGCAGTACCGTGTCGATTCCTGACTGTAGGAGGCAAGCCGGTGCCGCACGATCTCGTGCGATACGCCGCGGTCGCAGACAAACCGGACCGTCGCGCTCGCATGCTCCAGCACGGATTCATGCCCCCGCGCCACAATGGCTTCTACAAACGGGATGTAAGAGCCGTCTGTGGTCCGCCCCTCCGACTTGTAGCAAACGCGTCCGCAAAGCTCGATGTGCCGGAGAATCGATTCCCGCAGCGCGTCAAGCGGCGTCAGAATCTCCGTGTATGGCTTGATTATCTTCATTATATTTATGTCTCCTCAATCTTTCTTGAAATAGAGCCCGACCCATCCGTCCGCGTTCAGGGGAAGCCCCTGCGCCCACGGGATCGGGCAAGACATCATGGCGATCACGGTGTCCAGCATCGCCTTGTCACCCGCATACGGCGGGATCTCGATCACAACCTCGTCGTGTACATGGAATACAACCGGAAACCCCGAGATCTCCAGCTGCTCAATGCAGTGTGCAAGACAATCGCGGGCAATCGCCTGCACGCAGTTCTCCACGAGCTTGCCGCCGTATGTCTCCACGCGTGCCCACTTCTTCGTGTCCTGTGCTACACCGGCGTAGGAAATGGACGGATTCCCCCACCGGTTTTTCCCAATCGCGGGTTCCACATAAAAGAGCTTTCGCCCGGACGGCAGCGTAATCGTGAAATACGTCCGCCCCTGCGCCGCGTCGTATTCGCGCGCCAGAGTACAGCATCCGACACGCGCGTAACCGCCGTTTGCGATGACCGAAAGCGCGGCTCCGTCAAAGGCGTTCCACAGTTCGCATATTCGGGTGTTCGCTTCCCGCCACCGGCGCACAATGTCCGGCAGATCCTCTTCCGGTATGCCCATGTCCAGGGCTCCCATGTTGATAAGCGCACCAACGCTGCCCTGATAGCCAAGCGCAAGCTCTGCCACCTTGCCTTTCTGCCGGAGGTGCCCGTTCTCACCGCCCTTGACAACATTGCAGTGGAACATCTGCGACGCCGACGCGCAGTAAATATCCCTGCCACTACGGAATACGTCAAGCCGCCACTGCTCCCCGGCAAGCCACGAGATCACACGCGCTTCAATCGCCGAAAAGTCCGCGTCAATAAGCACCCGACCGTTCGCGGCGACAAACGCCGTACGGATGAGCTGCGACAACGTGTCGTTCACACTCCCGAAGACGACGCGCAGATTGTCGAGCTTCCGTTCCCGTACCAGCTCCCGACCCAGGTCAAGCGGATCCGTATAGGTGCGTGGCAGATTCTGCACCTGCACCAATCGTCCCGCCCAGCGACCCGTCCGGTTCGCGCCGTAGAACTGCAAAAGCCCGCGCACTCTCCCGTCGCCGCACACCGCGTTTTCAATCGCGTCGTACTTCTTCATGGAAGTCTTGCCAAGCTCCTGCCGGATCTCCAGCATCCGCCGCACCGGTGCGCTGTTCTCGTCCCGGTTCAGCATCTTTGCCACCGTGTCCTTGCGCAGATCCTGAATCTCCTCGCCGGTCTCGCGCGTCAGCCACGTCGAGAGCTGCTTGAGACTGTTCGGGTTCTGTAGTCCGGAGATCTGCACCGCCTCCGCCATCAGCCGCTCGTTCATCACAGCGCCAAGATACAGCGCGCTCTTCACAAACTCCATGTCCACCGCCACGCCGCGGTCGTTGATGCGCAGATCTGTCTCCCACTGCGCCTGTACGCTGTCCGGCACCGGAAACCCGGAAAGCTTCGCTTCGATCTCCATCTCCGTCACCACGTCCTGCGCGTTGTATTCTTTGAATAAACGCCACTTTTCCGGATCGTGGCGCGACAGATTGCGCGTCCGGTTTCCGTTCACACGAGAGGGCTTGCAGGGTACGCAGAAGTAGCGGATCAGCGATTTGCCGGTACTCAGCTTCTGTTTGTCCTCCGCCAGTCCCAGAGCCTTACCCGCTGCCTCCAGACTCGCCGGATAGCCGCAGTACAGCGCATGGAGCATCGTATCGCGCCATTCCCGCGGCGGAAGCATTTCGCCGTAGTACCGCGAAAGACAGCCCCATTCAAACGCCGCGTTATAGGCGTGCTTGCTATACGCCGGATTCCGGAGCATGGCGGTCACGTCCTGCGGGATCCCATGCGTTTCCGTGAGATCAATGGTTTTTACCGGACCGCCGTCGACACTGTAGGAAAGCAAAAGTATCTCAAAGTCCGGACTGCGTATGTACGCCTGCGCCCCGGCTTTTTTGATATTGACGCTGGAATACGTCTCCAAGTCAATGCTCAAGTGGTGCATCCCTGTCCTCCTTTTCTACGATTTGCGCAAAGGTACATGGTCGAAACCATGGTCGAAACGTGCCATGTACCTTCGCATACGGTAGATTTATCGCGGCAGACCGGTGATGGGATCCACGCTCGGATACATGGTGCCGTTCGCTACACCGGGGGCCTGCCCGATTCCGGTAAAATCAGACGCCGCGGACGCGCCACCCGAAAGCGGTTCGCCGTCGCGTGTTTTCAGCACATTTCCAAGCCCGCAGCCAACGCCCTTGTGACCGGAATTGGCATAACCGAAGAACCGAACCGTCACGCGCGCGTACATGCCGCTGTAAATGTCCTGCGGCGCGAGCTGACAGGTGATGTTGTCCATCCCGACGACCTGCGGCTTCTGCTCACTGGACGCCGTCATCACCCAGTGCCCTTTGCATTCCTCACCAAACGGCGTGCCATTCTTCCGGACACCGTCCCCGTCGTGGAGTACGGATTCAAGCTGCGGCGGACGGAACCCGCCCCACTTTTTCGAGACCGCGTCCTGCGCGGCAGCCTCAATGGACTTCTCAATGTCCATCTTCGTAGCAACATCGGTTTTCGGGATCAGCAGCGTGACAGAGTATTTCGGCTTCGCGTTCGGCTGGGTCGAATTGGCGTATGGCTCCGTGAGGTGTACATAGGACAGTCGGACCTCGCCGGTAAGCACTTTCATGGGATCATTCTGATACATAACTCTTTTCTCCTTTTTCAGATTACGTGATATTTCTCTTTTGTCGTGTCAAATAACGTTTGGATTTTGCACATTTTCTCGTATCGCGCCTTGCTTTTCGCCACAGCCGAAAGGAGCCGCGCATTCGCTGCACGGATCGATTTGGCTTCCTCTTTGCCATGCCGTGTGGGATCGCGGTAGCCGTTCTGATAGGCACAGCTCGCCTCGCCCCATAGCGCGTGATAGTCCTGCGCGCACAGCGGGAGCAGCGCGCCAAGCTCGTATACCGCCTCCTCGTTCTCCCCGGCGTTCGTACACAGCAGCACAAGCGCCTTGCGGATACGTGTGAGGCTCGCCCGGTCAAACCATTCCGGAAACAGAAGCCGGAGCACGCCACGCTCGTACCGGATCACCAGTTCCTTGCTCATACGCCGTTCTCCGTGGTATCCGACATAGCCTTCGCAGCATCCGCCACAGTGTTCGCAAAGTCCGACGCTGCGGAGTTGTAGGCAGCCCGGCTGTCGGATTCCGGCGCAAGCGTGGGCGCGCCTTTCGGCTTGTATACCTCTTCGGACAGCAATTCCGCGAACCGCTTCTTACCCAGAAACTTCTCCAGCTCCGACAGCGATTTCGGCTTCCGGTCGTAGAGCATCGCCTCGTCGTATCCCGCTTTCACAATGATCTCCATCGCCTTGTCCGCGTCCATAAACGCCCGGTTGCTCCGTCCCTCAACCGCCTTGTATCCGGGAATAACGCCGCCTTTCAGAATAGCGCCAAGCGCGTATTCCTTCAGATCGTCGTACCAGGCGACCAGCGTCTTACCGCGTGTGAGCAGATCGCCGATTTCCGCATCCGAGAGCAACGGAGAGCCACCGTCCGGCCGCTTAATATCTCCAAGAACCGCCGCCGTGACCAGAGCTTCACTCGCTTTACCGGCAGGAACACAGTCGCGGAAGTCCTCCAGCAGCATGTTCTGCTCCGCCCGTGCCCGGCATTGCGCTCTGCCGCGGCAGAATTTGCAGTGTTCGCCGGGGACGAATTTCCCGTTCCCGCTGTACGCCTCCGCGGCGATCGGCTTGAGCCATTCGCCCCAGGCGCGCAGCTCCTCAACAGAGATTGTCTCCTCACTCGGCTCCGCAAAAAGCCGCGGCTGACAGATCGCCATGGATACCGTGCGGATCGCGTCGCCGTAAATCGCGCCGTACATGTCCAGCGCGCCAAGCGCGTATAGCCGCATCTGCGGATTGTTTTCCGCGGATACCGCCACACCCTTGCCGTGCTTGTAGTCGACGATCTGGAGCGTGTCTCCGCCGATCATCACACAGTCGCATGTGCCAAAACCGTCCGGAATGTACGCGCCAAGATCCACCCGTACCTCCGGCGTGACATAGGGCAGAGCAGGGAACGCCATCGACTTTTCCTTGAGAAAGTCCAGGTACGTCTGCGCCGTCGTCAGCATCTCTTCGTTGTACCGCGGACGTGCCTGGAGCTTTTTCAGCTCCGCGTTGAACGTGCGCTTGTTCATCACCGTGAAGTACTTGCGCACGTATAATTCGCAGACCGCGTGCGCGACCGTCCCCTCCTCCGCGTATTCGCTTGTGGTGGAAGGGAACTGCGCCTCAAAAAGCGGAGCCGCCGGGCAGTGAAGCCACCGGTGCGCCGCGGACGCACTCAAAAGTGCGTGTGCATTGGGTGTCACCATAATTGGTACCCCCGTTATAACGACGCGCCAAGCGCGATCAGATCCGCGGCAAACGCCCCGTACTGTTCCGGGCTGAGCTGCGCCACAGACGCTACACCGTACCGCTGCAACAGCGCGAGCAGCTCCTGCATCTTCCCCAGCGTGACAAGCGCGGACCCGGCGCGCGCGATTTCCTCCCGCGTGTATGTTTTGGTACCCGCCGTATCCTGTGCCGGAGCAGCCGGTTCCGCCTTTGCAGGTTCCGCAGGCGCAGGCGTCGGCACAGGAGCCGGAATAGGATCAAGAATAGGCGTAGGCGCATGAACCGGTGCAGAAGCAGCCGCTTGCGCAGTAGCAGAGGTAGAAGCACTTCCCGCAGCTACAGACCCACTCTCCGCGACCGCCTGTACAGGAGCAGGAGCCGCCTCCGCTGTGCTTTCCGTTCCCGCCAAGCCCGTACCCGTGTCCGGCAGTACAACCGTCTCCGGAGCCGCTACAGGAGCAGCGACCGGTGTCTCCATCCGCACAGTGCCCGCGTTTGCCATCGCCTGCGCAAGATTGTTGATCGCCTCCGGTAAACCGGGGATCGCGATAGTGACCTTAATTTCCAACATGATTTTTTCCTCCGACAATGTTTTCAAGAATGATTTTTTGCCATGCATTGCTTTTTTCAACGACGTTTTGCGAGTATCCGCTTGTGTCGTATCCCATCTCCCACATCCGCGCCGCGCCCGCGTCTCCGCAGTTGTACGCCATCAGAGCCTTGTGCGTGTCCCCGTAAGCGTCCAGCAGCTCGCCAAGCATGTACACACCCGACTCGATGTTCCCAGCGTATGTGGTAGGCTCGATCCCCAGGGACCGCAGCCGTTCGTAATTGACCGGGTTGATCTGCATGTATCCCCAGCATACGCCGTTGTCCGCGTCCGCCTGAAACGAGCTTTCCGCCTCACAGACCGCAAGGGCAAGCGCGTAAGGCACGTCGTACGCGGCGCATGCGTCTTGCATCACCTCTTGCAGCTCCCCGGACAGCGGGATCTCCGCGATGTACAGTAGCACCGGATCAGATACCCCAGTACCCGATTCCGCCACGTCCGCTCTGCCCGTACCGCCGCCGCACTGGATAACAAGCGGTGTGCAGACAGGCGAACGATAGGACTGCGAAAGCGCAGTGTCAGGCGTCTGCGGTAAGTAGATGTGCGTCTCCTCCCGCGGCGTCGTCAGATTCCGTACAATGGATACCGCCGACGCCACCGAGACCGCCATCGCGGCTACTGTGATTGCGGCAACCATCCGCCGCTCTTCTCTGGTCAGCATGTGTGACCTCCTTCTTCTGTCCCTTTGTCTTTTCCCATTCCTCAAAAGCCGCCACGTTTTTCGGATCGTCATAGAACCGCTCAACCGCTGCAAGGAATGTCCTCCCAAGATTGCGCCGCTCGCAGGGTGAAATCTGCGATACGTCAATCCGTATATTCGTATCCATCCGGCATCAGCATTTCCACAGCATGGAGCCAAGCTCACTATGCGTGTATACCTGTATATCAGCCACCGTTTTCACCTCTTTCCGCAGGAGCGTTCATTCTCTCTGCTTTGTACGCGTTGTATTTCTGCCGGTATTCGTAGCTCTTGCCGAAGATGTGCCACGCCGCCTTGACAACCTGTGGCTCGTAAGGCTCGATCTTCGCGAGATCCTCCGTCGCCTTGTAGGAGATCGGACAGCCGCAGCAGCCGGTCCGCGTCAACCCATAGATTTCATACGCGTCCGAGTACCGGACTCCGTAATAGTCTTTGTACCATGCCTTGTCCGCGTCGGAGACGTAGTAAAGCGGCCGCAGCCGGAACTGTCCGTCCCCGGTCTCGGTGAAGCACAGCGACGTGTTGTCTTTGCGCGGTACGGAACGCATGCCGCCCTCATCCCGCCGCTCCCCCGTGATGACCATCTCATAGTCTTTCTGAACCTTGTGTGCGATCTGCTTTTTGCAGTAGTCGCAGCATTTCGCGCTGATGGCAAAGTCCGGCGGGCACGCGGCGATGAAATCCCGCATGTACTTCGACGAGTTGATGACAAGCTGAATGTTCGGCCGCGGCTCTCCCGCTGAGTTGCAGCAGCAGAGAAAGTTGATGACCGACTCACACCTCGGATAGCGTTCTTTCAGCTCCGCCCGTTTGGCGGCTTTGTCCTCCGCGCGGTCGTATTCTTCCGCGATTGACAGCGGCACACCTTTCTTCTGCCACTCCGAAAGTCCCGCGGACATGATCTTTGAGACGAACGGAACGCCGTACCGCCGGGTCGCTTGTACGATGTTGATCTTCGGACGGTGCTCCGTGATCTCGACGCCGTATTTTTCGGCAGTCGCTTTGACATGTTCCTTTGTCGCCCGCATCTCAAGTCCCGTGTTGAAGAACGCGTACCGGATCGGCGGGAGATGGAATATGCCGCGTGTCCGCTCAATGAGGTCGATCATGATGTCACTGTCCGCGCCGCCGGAGTAAGAACATATCGCGTTCGGATGCGCGACCAGATGCTTCGCAAGGATCGATTGGATCGCCTGAAATTTTCGCGGCGCGTCGTAATCGGCATAGGCGGGACGATTCGTCCACACCGCGCTTTTATACGCTTCGCCCATTGTCCTGCCCTCCCTCCGCAGGGATCGTCTGCCTGCTCCGTTCAAAAGCCGCCAGATCTTTTTCCCGGATCCGGTATCGATTGCCGAGTCGTACAGCCGGGAGTTCACCACGTTTTACCCATTCCCAGACTGTATATGTCCGGACAGAATAGCGTGCCGCAACCTCCTCGCAAGTGAAAAACTTTTCCAAACACAAGCCCCCCTTTTTAGTTGTGTATACTTGACTTTGGCTTGGTTTTGTGGTATGATATTCTTGCGACAGAAAATAATACCCGCCTCATAACCTTGCCGTAGCCGATATACGTTATGGTCTTATTTCTGTATTCAATTTTAGCCAACTTCGTACCGGCTGAACTTATCATAGCATAGTTTAACCAAGTTGTCAAGACCTTTTACAAAATTTCTCAGAAAAATCCGGAGGTTCTTTCCACATGACATTCTCTCAGCGTTTGGATTCACTTTGCAAAGAAGCGGGCACTACCGCTACACGGCTTGGCATAGACCTCGGATTTTCAAAATCAGCGGGTTCACTTTGGAAGAACTCCACCGGACTCCCACGAAACAGCACACTGAAAAAGATCGCAGACTATTTCGACATGACGGTGGACGAGCTGCTGGAGGACGTGGACACGCCGGTTGACTATGACAGCGTAGACACCTCCGCATTCAATCAGCAGGTGTGGCAGACTCTCCTTGCACAGAACAACTATAACGAGCACAAGGCGATCGACGCATACCTGCGTTTTGAAAAGGCGCAGATGCAGGACGCCATGAACGGCAATGTGATAAACGACAACCACGGCGTGATCGGCAATACGAACGCCCCGGTCCATATCACAAACAGCGAGAACACACCGCTGACGGAGCAGGAGGCGGAGCTGTTAAACCTGTTCCGCAAAATGAGCGTTCTTAAGCAGGCGCAGCTTCTCGTAAAAGCAGCGGAAATGCTCGACGCAGACGGGTCAAAAATCTGACCGAAAATGCCCGCCATCCATCCCCGCTTTTTCTCCAAACCACCGTTTGTAACGAAATCCGAAAATCCTATATACTATACGTGTATATAGGCGTACGTAAGGCGGATACGCCTATAAATCCTTAAAATATAGGTATATTAGGAAAAATTCATAATTTGTTACATCAGGTGAGAAAATGGGAGAAAAAACGAGAAAACGAGAGCTAAACCCGCAAAATCTCTGTTTCGGCATCCGCTATTTTGACGTAACGGGTTACAGGAGGCTTGTAACCGGTTACATCACCGTTTCTGGTAAATTATGGGTTTTTGTGGATAGTGGGCGGATCGCAGCAGAACAGCACCACCAGCTATTATCACGCACAGCGAAAAGAAAGAATGGACTGAACAAAAAAAGCACGCATCGGCATCATAGGGAGCCCGCATAGCTTCCCATGATTGCGGATGGCGTGCTCGACGATTGACGGAGGTAGCACCATGACTTGTCCGAAATGCGGCAGTGAGAACGTAGATGTGCAGCTCTTCCAGGAAACCAGGGGAAGAACTACAAAGACCAAAACAAAAACAAGAGCCGTGACGCAGCGGGGACATGGCTGCCTCTGGTGGCTCTTTATCGGTTGGTGGTGGTGGCTGATCGATCTCTTCATCTGGTGCGTCGCATTCATCCCGCGCCTGGTCATCCAGCTTCTCAAAGGACGCAAGGACAGAACCAGATCGACCACCAGAACCGTCTCCAAAGAAAAGGTGCATACCACATACCGCTCCATGCGCGTCTGCCGGGAATGCGGCCACCATTGGGAGAGCTAACGCGCCATGAAAACCATAGAGGAATCCAGACGATACTTTGTGATTTACGAGCACGGAGTTGTCAATAGCATCTATCCGCAGCCGGAGGGAGAATACGACATATGGGACTACGTCTACTGTGCTACACGACTTTTCATCGACGGGAAACCGATAGATCTCCTGAAACTGGACGACATTGCAAAAGTAGATCCCGATATGGACATAGAACCGTCTTCCTCATCGGTAGTACAGCTCAGCTATAATCTGCGTTTTCAGGCGGAGAACATAAGAAAGGCGGGACTGCCCAATCAGTCTGTGCGGATACTGCGCCTGTCCAACAGGATGCTGGAGCGAAGTATGTTTTGTAAACCGGATACCTTTTTCCGCCTCGCGGAGTGGCTGTATGAGGACGGTCGCGACGCAGAGGCGGAAGCCGAATGCAGACACATCCGGGAACAAATTGATAAGCATCAGGAGAAAGTGCGCGATTATTGGCAGCAGATATGGGAGAACCAACTCGCCTATATGCGGAATTTCAATATCGATCTTGTTATGATCGGATATTCGTATACCTGCTGTGGTGAGTGCGCGAAATACCGCAGCCGTATCTATTCTTTCTCCGGCAAGGACAAGCGTTTCCCGCCACTACCGGATACCGTAAAACGTACAGGGCATATACACGATGGTTGTTCCTGCTCCGTATCACCCACAGACTTGATGGAAGTAGACGTGGGAATCAAAGACGATAAGCCTTACTATCTCAAAGGCGATGATGCAATACGGTACAGCAATCGTCCGTTTGTCGATGATCGGGACGAAGCGGAAAAAGTGCGGTATCAGGCCATAAAGGAACGGCACGAGAAAGAAGCTCTGAGAATGCAGTACATAGGCTTTGAGGAGCGTGTCCGTACCGTTGGAAAAAATAAACGCGCATATCGGCTCATTTGCGAAAATGTACCGGAGCTCGCGCCAAGTTCCTATAACGCATACCTGAGAGCAAAGAAGCAGCGAACAAAAAAGTATCTGCTCCTCGTAGAGCAGATGCGGGAAAAAGGGATCGATATTGAGGTAACAGATCATGTCCGTGGAGATCAACTATAACATCCCCAAAAACAAAAAAGCCGGTCATGCCGACTTGGAAAATTTAGCGGTCGTATATGCCCGGTATTCGTCGCGCAGTCAGACAGAGCAGTCCATTGAGGGGCAGCTGGAGGCAGCGCGGGCATACGCGGCAGCGCACGGGTATACCATCGTGCACGAATACGCGGACAGTGCAAAAAGCGGTCGTACAGACAACCGTGAGCAGTTCCAGGCAATGCTGCGCGATACATCGAAAAAGCAGTTTGGCGTCATCCTCGTCTGGAAAGTGGACCGCTTCGGACGCAACCGTGAGGAGCTGACGATCAATAAGCTGAAATGCAAGAAGAACGGCGTGCGCGTGGAATACATCGCCGAAACGATCCCGGATACACCGGAGGGCGTGATTTTGGAAAGTGTTCTGGAAGGATTCGCGGAATACTATAGCTTGCAGCTTTCCCAGAACATCCGCAGAGGACAGGCGGAGAGCGCGGCAAAATGCCAGGTCATAGGCGGCAACAGACCGCTCGGTTATCTGACAGGTCCGGATAAAAAGTTCGTCATCGACCCGGCTACCGCTCCGACCATCAAAATGATTTTCGACATGTACGCGTCCGGCAGCACGCTCACGGAGATCATAGACCACCTGAACAGCCTCGGACTGCGCACGGCCCGCGGAGAACCGTTTAATAAAAACAGTCTGAATAAGATCCTCAAAAATGAAAAATACACCGGCGTGTACGTGTACAAGGATACGCGTACCCCAGACGGCATACCAAGGATCATCGACGATGATACCTTTGAAAAAGTGCAGGAAATGCTGAAGATCAATAAGCGTGCCCCGGCGCACAAATGGAGCCGCGCGGAGTATCTGCTGACGGATAAGCTGTTCTGCGGTAAGTGCGGATCCAATATGGCAGGGGAGAGCGGTACCAGTAAGACCGGCGCGAAGCACAACTACTATATCTGCACAAGGAAAAAGCGCGAAAAAGCCTGCGATAAAAAAGCCATCCGCCAGGAAACGATAGAGGAAATAGTGCTGAACGCTACCATCGACCTTGTGAAAGACGATGCGACCCTCGATTATATTGCCGACTGTACATGGGAGTACTATCAGACACAGGATTTTTCACGCGCGGAAATCGAAGCCCTGCAAAATGAGCTTTCTCATGTCGAAACAGCAATCCAGAATCTCATGCGCGCCATCGAAATGGGTATTATCAACGACGCAACAAAAAAGCGTATGGACGAGCTGTCCGCCCAGCAAAAGGATCTGACCACCGCGATCGCCGACAGGGAAATTTCAGCGGGCCTGCGCATGACAAAGGAACATATCCGTTTTTTCCTGTACCAGTTCCAGAATAAGGACTATACGGATAAAGAGTGTCAAAAGCAGCTCCTCAAAGTATTCGTCAATTCCATATTCCTCTACTTCGATCACGTGGTAATCAATTTCAACTACACCAACGGCACCAAAACCATACCTCTGTCCGCCTCAGAAGCCGGCTCCGAAACCGGAACAGAGTTCGTATGCCGCACACCATGCTCCATTTTATTACGCACATACGAACACAAAATCACATGTTTTGGGTTCGTATTCCAAATCAAAATTAAATTGCCGGAAGAGTAATCCACTCTCCCGGCAATTTTTCTATCCAGGTTTATTTCTGATAAGTCCCAACAATTCCGCAGCCATATATCTCGACCATGCCAATACTCTCACTCGCGTATATCAATCCACAAAGGTGTTCCGCACGGAATCCCATACGCCATTTGCATATTTGCAGCTGTGATCGCTCCACTGTACCCAGTATCTGTCGACCTCGATCCGCTCTAAGCGCAGGGTAAAAAAACCTGTGATGCAGCCAAGCGTACCCAGAGCTCTGACTACCGCGCAGATCACTTCCACTGGGATCCTGTTTTTTGCGCTCATACCAGATCGCCCCCGTCCTGCCACTGCCGTTCAGTCCATCCCCAAATGTCCGGTGTATGATACATTTTCCGGTACGTGTCATCACCGATGCTGTCATAATACGCTTTAGCCGATTCATAATCTGCGAACAGTCGTGAGTGAATCATGCCACTTAAGCAGGATGCGCTATCTACGCACCAGACTGTATATTCAACAATCGGGTCAGTATCAGATGTGAGTTTGCTTTTTATGTCACGCCGGCACCATTTTTCAGTGTCGCTGCACAGCCAGATAATCGTGACAATTTCTTCAAGCGGCGCACCGTGACTGTTCGCGTAAAACAGTTTTTCATACTGTCTGCTTGACCCCTCAGTGAACCATTGATGCTTGATACAAAGGTTTCTCAGTCGTTCATTTGTGATGTTCATATGCATTCTCCTTATTGTTTTTTGTGTTTAAATGACCCTGTAAAATAGATTGTGTAAACTCCGCGAGTATGGTACAATAAAAGAAAAAGGAGAATACGCACATGAAAAAAGAGAAACGGGATCCGCGCAGCCAGGAGCTGATACGGGAAATGATAGAGATATACCGCCCGCAGTCGATCAAAGATGTACAGGAAATGCTGAAGGATATGTTCGCCAATACAATGGAGGACATGCTGAAAGCGGAGCTGGATACCGAGCTTGGCTACAGCAAAAACAGCCAGGCGGCGAAAACAACGGACAACCGCCGCAACGGAAGTTACCCGAAAACGGTGACCTCCAGCATGGGGGAAATCGAACTCAATATTCCGCGCGACCGCATGGGAGAATACGAGCCGGAGCTTATCCCCAAGGGCACAAGAGACGTCAGCGCACTGGAGGAAAAGGTACTCTCGCTCTATGCCAAAGGAACGAGCGACCGAGATATTTCCGATGTGATCAACGAAATCTACGGCTTCTCACTCAGCCATGAAACGATCTCGAATATTGTCGACCGGGTGCAGCCCCGCGTCATCGAATGGCAGAACAGAAAGCTGGATAAGGTGTATCCGTTCGTATACATGGACGCGTTAATGGTTAACATAAAATCAGAGAAAAAAGCCAGTAAATACGCGGTTTATAGTATGATAGGTATCAATTGCAACGGCAAAAAAGACTGTTTTGGCTTCTGGATCGATGAAACCGAGGGCGCGCATCGCTGGCTCGGCATCTTCGATGAGCTGAAATCCAGAGGCGTTGAACGGCTCGGATTTGTCTGCATCGACGGACTTTCCGGGCTTGAAGAAGCGATCACGAATACGTTCCCGAAGGCGGTCGTCTGCCGCTGTATGGTGCATCTGGTCCGGAACAGCACGAAATACGTACCGACAAAGCACAGGAAGGATTTCTGCGCCGATCTCAGAGCCATCTACGGAGCAGTCAGCCTCGGAGAAGCCAAGAATGCGCTTGCTGTATTAAAGGAGAAGTGGGGGAAGCAGTATCCGTCCGCTGTGAGGGTCTGGAACGACAACTTTGTCTACGTACAGAGGCTGTTCGACTACCCTGCGGAGATACGGAAGATGATATACACGACCAACACAATCGAGAGCTTCAACTCGGCGCTGCGCAAGGTCACAGACCATAAGGCCGCCTTCCCGAATGAGACGGCTGTGATGAAAATTCTATATCTTCGCACGCAGGACGTGGTCAAAAAATGGACGATGACCTACCCGAACTGGAGCATTATTCGCGGAAAACTCGACATCCTGTGGGGCGATGGCTGGGATTTATGACCATGGGGTAGGATATGTTTACACAATTGGGTTGACAAGGTCTCGTACTTAATAATTACGCGTTTCATATTGTCACCGTCCTTTCTGTATCAGCTTTCAATATTTTTTGTTTTGAAGTATTCGATGAGTTCTTCTATACCCATTCCTTCACATTCTTCAAAATCCTTACGCCTTTCAAGTGCTTCGGGAATTGTTTTTCCAATACACATTGAAGTGAGATTCAGAGGTGTATTCAGTCTGCCATCTGTAATATACTTGTAGTTAATTGTTCCGTACATTGCCTCGTCGTAAAGATAACGCATATCTGCCGGAATATCTATCAGTTCAATTCTTACTATTTGATATTCATTTCCTTTGCTGCTTCTATAATGTCTTGTGATTGTTTTGATTTCTCCGATTTCCATTTTAAAATCCTCCGTTATTGTTTCGTTTGTTCCTTTGTGATAACATTATACACTCGATAGTGTAACTTGTCAAGAGGTTTCGCGAAACTTTATAATTTATTTTTTGTTTGAATCTTGACAGGCGAAACAAATCAGTGTATAATGTGCCTATAGAAAGGACGTGATTAGAATGTCGCTGTCAATCGGCGAGAAAATCAGAATACTGATGAACCGCAGAGGGATGACGCTCGGAACGCTTGCAGAGTCAATCGGAACAACCCGGCAGAACCTCTCCAATAAACTGTCACGAGATAACTTTTCCGAAAAGGAAATCCGCGCCATTGCCGAAGCTCTTAACTGTACCTATGAGGCAAAACTTATCATGCGCGATACAGGAGAAGAGGTGTGACGCTGTACACGAATTCGTGTCAGGTGGCATATGAGCTACACAAAAAGCCCGTGGGAACTCAATGAAGGTTTCCACGGGCTTTTGCTGTCTCAAACCTGCCTTTGTAACAAAAACGGATTTTTCCTATATAATACTCACGTATATAGCGTGTATAGATGTGCGCATAGCGGGCGCGTGCTATAAATCCTATGTTTATAAGTATATTAGGAAAAATATGTTACATTGTTACACATATGAGAAAACACGAGAAAATCTGAGATATTGAGAGAAATCGTTAGAAAATCAGCGTAACAGATTTTGTAACAGCAGCGTAACGTGTTACACTGGTTTGTAACATTGTTGGCTTGTGTTACAGGCATGTTACACGGTTTGTTACACATCATTCGGTGAGGACAATCTTCTCAATTTTTGCACGAAGCTCCAAGTCGTGAAGGTATTCGCCCATATGCCGATACTGATTTTCGAGAACGTATGCCGGACAGCTGAGGTTGAATCCGAGCGTACCGGCTTCATTTTTAATGAAAGTATTCGGCACAAAATCGATCCTTATAGTCATCGCTGTTCATTAATGCGACGGTTTCATTCAGGGTCTTCATATATTTTTATTCCTCCTTTTTCTTGCCGCCAGTAAATCTGTCGTACAGTTCTTTCAGCGTGTCCCAGCCATACATTGCCACATAGGCAACAAGAAATGCGACGATCCCCGCGCAGACCGCAAAGTACCACACCGGCGCAATCCCGGCGTAAGCGCAGTAGCCGAAATACCCGGTTACACAGACCACTGCCGATACGATAATGCACCACAGCTGTGTGGGTATCAGCGAGAACGGCTTGATCTTCTTCGTCACCTCAACGATGGCGGATACGATAAAAGCGACAGCCCCGACAATGGACGTAAGAGCAACGCCGTCAATGACGATATTATTCATATGTAAATCTCCTTTATTAAAAATCTCTGTTCAGCGGATCGTCCTGCTGTGCGCTCCGAAATCCGTACTGCGCATTCGCAACCTTTTCCGCTTTGCTGTTATTGAAATAAAATCCGAGCACGATTGTAACCGCCGCCTCTACGAAGCCCACAACTGCCGTCAGATAGGGCAGCGCACCCGTATAATCACGTGTAATAGCCAGCTCCGCGAGAGCGAGACAGCGGTATATCACATACACGGATACCGGGGTCATGGACAGCGCAAAGCTCCCGGCAAGTATTTTGGAAAACTGGACGTATTTCCTTTGCCGCCGTCGTTCTTTCGCTGTCAGCTTTTCTTCCTTCGGCATTGTGTCAGCCTCCCAGCTTCTTCACGAGCAGCTTGTAGAGACGGTACAGGAAGGTTATCATCTGTCTGCGTGTACACGGTTCATCGAGCTTCAAGTCTCCGTTTGCGTCACCGTAAATGATACCGTTTTCCTTTGCCCACGCAAGAGGTTCTTCCCACCATTCTTTCACAGCATTATCCTCCTTTCCTTCCTCACGGTCAAGTCGCCTGTTCACTTCTGCGGCAATCGCTGCATGATGGCTGTATAGGTAATCACCGGGGCAAGCCTTACGTGCAAACCAGCGATGCACCGTCATGTTCTGCATGTCCGTCTGTCCGACAAGGCTTTTGTCGCCCTGCCATCTGAGACGACTTATACCGGGATTCCGCTTGCATATGTCAACGAGTAGCCGAATCAAACCCTCATAAGCGGCATCCGTGACAGTGTAGGGGTCAGTCGTATCGCTTGCAACTTCAATTGTAATCGCGCGCTGGTCGTTATCCGCACCGGATATGCCATTCACTCGGATAGGATTTCCGTTTGTGTCATACCCACCGGAGCACCATGAACGGTCCTTTTCTTCTACGTACAAGCCGATTTTTCCGTCTTTGCCGACGCCATAATTTGAGGACGCCTGCCTGTAGGGAGCGGCAAATATGCTCCCAAGCGTCTCAACGGTGCATTGCCCAACAACACAGTGTATCGTCACCGTGTCAATCGCATGGGTTCGTGGACTGGACCTGTTCGGCGATATGCAGGTGTAATCCACAAGTGGACTGTTACTCATGTCTATCTCCTTTCTTTATTTGTGCGCCTGCTGGTTCAGGTATTTATCCAGCTTATCTTTCGCTATAGGAACCGTGTGATTCGCGCCGAGCTGTGTAAGTCCGTCAAGACACGCAGACAGCGCGAAACAGATTAAACAGTTTTCTTCCTTTATCCGCGTGATGTCCGTGTTATCTTTTTTACGACCGAGATACCACTGATAGATGCGAAAAATAAGTCCGCCGACAACAGTAACGGCAGTAATAACCGCAGCAGCTGTGATTATAGTGTTTGCATCGATTGTAACTGTCATAGGCGTACCTCACACTTCAGTCCATGCTTCAGCATAGTCTACGGGAGAGAAATTCGTGTTGACATTGCACCTGTACGTCTTGCCATCGGTGTAAATCATATACTCCCCTGATTTGTAGATGTCGTGTGCGCCTGTAGGAGCGACCCAAGGACGAGCGGTTTCCGGCGATTTCCCATGCAGAGGGCGGTTGAAAGTATACCATGCCGTCTGCCCCGGACGAATATCCGGGTATACAGCATTTTCGTATGCCTGATAGCATTCCCAAGTTTGCGCATCGGCATTGTAAATGTCGCCTACAGCGTGACTGCCGGATACCCAATCAGGATAGAGTACACTGATTATAATGCGCGCATCGTCGTCGATAACATGCTTTACTGCTGTATCAACCGCCATTCGATATTGAGAGGCTTGTGCGGCGGACAAATCAGGATTTCCGGTTGCAGCAGCAAGAGCACTGCGCGCGGTTTCGCACTTCTGAGATTCCGCTTCAAGGTTCTTGCGCTGTTTGTTTACATATTCGTCCAACCTCATGTGGTTTCCTCCTTTGCCTCTTCGCAGAGCACAAGTGCAACAGGTTCATACAGGATGATGTTGCTTTCGCTCTCTGCTTCTATCTTGACGCCCACACCCCATTTGTCAGCAGTTTTCGTCTGATTTGCAAAATCGTGTGTTGCACCGAGCGTGGTAGACTCCCATGTAGGTGTTTCGTCGTTGTAGTTGTTGCAAACTGCAACGGAAAGAGTACCTTCGCATACAGTATCGCACTCAACCTTGACTTGTTCCGGGCGTGTCTCTGTATCTCCGAGCGATGCAGTGAATCCGGCTTTACGGGCGGGTATATCTGTGCTCGTGATAAGGTTGTAGCTACCGTCGCCGTTGGCGACGGTAGCTACAAGAGAAGAAGAAAGAAGATTGAAAGCGGGGCGCGCCGAGACGCTGCCCGCGGGGCTGTAGGGGATGAGGACGCCATTCGTGTACACGTAGCAAACCGTCGAAGCAGAACCGGGAGAGCGAGTCCACACGTTCACAGCATTCCCGGCTATATTTTTGGTAATGCGCGAGTTGTTATTCGTGAAATATCCGAGATCGACGGATTCATCGTTGGAATAGTCACCGTGCAGTTCCTTGTTTGATAATGCAAAAATCTTTCTCGCGAGCGTATAGCTTGCACTCTCAGCGATGTTGTAGCAAATAACTGATGATGTTGCGATGCAGGCAAGCGTTTCTGCGCTAAGTCTTCCAGTGTACTCTCCGGTCATGAATTGGTCAAGTAATGAATTTTCGTAGTTTACTTCAGTGCTTGAGTTGCTATACTTGAAATTTGACTCACCCGATCCTGTTCCCGTCGCGTACTCCCGAACGACGAAATAGTAACTGCCATACGGATTGGTTTCCGGTGTGCAGAGAATTCGGAACAGTACATCTGAGGTAGTGCCATTTACGGTTTCCTGCATGCATATCAGGTCATCCTTGCCGAGATTGGTAATCGGCTGACTCATTTGTCATACCACCTTTCAATATGTTTTTGATTTCCGCGTCGTGCGCCATAATCAGACTACGGCAGTTACCGTGTCCGGCATGCGCTCTCCATGATTTATACTGTTGCTGTAATTTATCAGCAGACAGTTTGCCGTCACGATATTCCTGCGCATAGTGTCTGATTTTCCGCGCAATGTTCTTTTTGTTCTGTCGCCGAAGCTGGCGGATGATTTTCCCGCTGTCAGACGCATAGGTGCGAAAACCAAGAAAATCGATCCCATGCCGGATAGGGAAGATCTGTGTTTTGTTGTTCAGCTCCAGACCGATCACAGCGAGTTCCGCTTCCAGGTTCCGCCGCAGCTGCTTCAAAAATTCCTTGTCCGGATGTATCACGTAAAAGTCGTCCATATAGCGTCCGTACCATTTACAATGGTATTTTTCTTTTATCGTGTGATCCATCCAGCAGAGTTCAAGATTTGCCAAAGGCTGAGAGGTGCGTAACCCAAGCGGAAGCCCGTGCGGACAAAGTCGGATATACTTCCATAGCAGGTCAATAACGTCATCGTCGTCAATGTACCGACTCGCGCGGCGCATTACATCCTCCTGACTGATCGAGTCAAAGAAGTGATGTACATCGGCCTTGAGTACCCAGCAACCTACACCGTGTTTCTGCCTTGCCTCCGCCATAAACTGCTTCAGACGATTCAGCCCATCGTGTGTACCGGAGCCTTTCATGCCGGAATAGCTGTCGCGGATAAACGGCTTCGTGAGCGCGTCGTACAGAACCTCATCCATAAGTGCATTCTGGACGATCTTGTCCATCACGGAAGGAGCTTGTACAATTCTCCGCTTTGGCTCGAATACCTCAAACATGCGAAGCGGTTGCGGTGAATAGCTTCTGCGCATCAGCGATGTGCTTATGTAGTCTATCGCTTCAATTTTGTTCGCCTCATACATGGCGTGTTCTGTTTCGTTACGATGCCCACGCATGGCGCGGTTGAAAGCCTTGTTCAGTGCCTCTGGTTGATAAAGTTTTTCGTAGAGTTTCATCGTACATAGGTATAAGGGAAAAAGAGGGAACGCCGCTTTTTCTGCGCTGGCTTTGGAAGTCAACGCAGACGACGTTGTGTATTCATCCTTGTCAGGATAGCAAATGTCCTCCTTTGCGATGCTCTTCACAGCCAAAACACCCGATACCTGAATACCGGGTGCAGTGCTGATAGGTTTCACTTAATCGCAGATCGGGGCGCGCCGAGTTGTTGTTCGTGGGGCTGTTTGTGTTGAGGTTGCCATTCGTGTTCACGTAGCAAACCGTTGAAGCAGAACTGGGAGAGCGAGTCCACACGTTCACAGCAGGATCCTACAGGACATTCGCTGCTATTTTTATTTGTGCTCGTGATCAGCCCAAGCGCGTGTCATGTTTTTCACATCGTTGACTTTGGTGCCCCAAAACTGACGCTGGCGGGCATTGATGCGACCGGATGTCTCGGAGAGATCAATCAGAGCCGCAAGGTACGAGCACAACCGAATAGCCTTTTCTTGCATGGCAGCTCTCTCCGGGCACGGTGCTACACCGCCTGCGCGGATAGAGTTTGCGAAAATGATGGATTGGAGAATTTCCGCTGCGGTATCACGAATGTACTTCACCAGGTTGGAGCGTGTCCATTTCGGATAGTAATTCGTGTTTTCTGTGATCCGCAGTGTGTAATCCATCAAATCCATTGCTTTCGTCTGGATCCGAAATTCGGATTTAGGAAACGATGGCACGTTTGGTTCCATAATACGCTCCATGCAAAATAGTGCGGCTCGCCGTGTCCGAGAAATCGGCAACCAGCACGACCACATTGCCAAGCGATACGGTACTGCCACCACCTCCGCTACCGGACTTCCGGTTCAGCAGCAGACTTATGAGGATACGTTCCAGTGTAATCATGTCCGCTGCCTCACACGTCTTTCTGCCCGACGAATACGCCTGACTCATTCGCAACATACACCTTCGGCGTGACGTTCGCCACCACATAAAGCACTGAAAGCGGTGCGAACACGTCCCCGGCACCAAGCCCGACAATGTTCTCGCCTGTCGTCGGCAGCGGAGACGGCGTGCTGTCCGCAACGATCAGCGTCTGTACCATATTCCGTCCATCAGACTTGCGTGTACCCATCTGTTTTACTTCCACAGCAATCATAGTTGTTCCTCCTTGTTTTTCGGCACGAGGGTTTCCAGTATGCTCATGCTATCCACCTCAATAAATCGTCCATCCCTTAGCTGTAATCGCGTCTTTCTGCGCGGTGGTCATACGGTCTGTGTTTTTCGTTCCCAAATACAACTTTCCGCCCGTAACCGTACCGAGCTTGTTCGCCAGATTCGCGAATGTTTGGGTGGACAAATACAGACGATTCAGGTACATAGGGGACATATTGTAGCCAGAATCGAAATCAACCACTACTTCGTAAAGATTCACGCCTTGTACGCCATCTATGTGGTTAGTGGTATAAATCCAACTCTCAGTACCTGCTACATTGCTGCCGTAGCTGTTAAGATATATTCCCCTTTTGAAAGCTGATACACTTGCAATAACTGATATATGACCGAAGAATGTGGGTGGCAATATCAGCGTATCTGAATTATTTGTAAACCCTAAATAATATTTTCCGTTAATTACGACTTCGTTCAATATTTTCGATGTCATGCGCACGATGTTTGAGTAATTGTCGTTTCGTAGATTTATATACATGGCATAATTTGGAAAGCAATCTATATATGCGTTTTTTGCTTTAGGGTGTATAAGGACGCAATCCTGCGATCTATATGCTCCATTTCCCGATGAAGTTGCAGTATTCGAGAGAATTTCAACAGTCCCAAATTTATCTTGTATCTTCGCGCCGACTACTGGATTTACATAGGCGGACCGATAACAGTTTAGATTTTTTATGTTATATCTCAGATCATCGAATGCATCATGTAAACTCATAGATTAGCCACCTCACTCGCAATAGAGTAAATTGCATCTTCTATATCCGTCGTATCCACATACTCAATCGGAATTTTCTTAACGCTGACCTTCACAACTTCCAATGTTGTATCATCCGGAATCCGTGATAAATCGATACAAATCCCATTAAACGGTACGAAATTATTAGGACCATCGTCAGCAGGTTTCCAGCCAATAAGAACACTAGAATTTCGTCCGCCGTACATTCCTGTACCATAGTTTCCATAATAAACTTCGTCGGATGTACCGCCAATGGTAGTTCTCTCAATGAGATAATCATTCCGTGTCATGACAATCGGTTCTTCCAGCTCCTTTTCCAGCAGTTTGTTCTCTGGAATATCAGCAGGTGTCACCGTACACAGAACGGTCTCCGTCTCGCCAAACATATCATGAATTGCCGCCAGAACCTTGTCATATCCGCTGTTTACGAGTTGCAAGAGAGCCTGAATCTGTTCTTTGTTTGAAGTGCTGATTGCACCTCACAATTTCATTCGAGCCAAGCAACTCGCCTTTAGATAGAACAGGATTCCCACCCAATATCGACCGCCGGACCCCAACCGCCGCGGCAGTCGTGGTGTGCAGATCCCCGGCATATACCCCAACCAGCACCGATACTGCGTCCAGAATCACCGGTACCGGGCATTCGTTCCCCGTGAACGCCACATCCGTGTACGTGCCGCCCCAGATGAACCGCGCGGTCTTCACTTCATACGCGTCCCACTCCGCGTCAAAATCAAAAACCGCCACATAGTCCGAGTTGCCGCAGACGATACACGTGTCCGTAATAGTGTGCGCAATCTTCTCCCGCACTGTGATATTTATGTTCGGCATAGCACCCTCCTTAGCCCTCGTACCCGTTCAGATAGCCAAGGTACTCCGTGATCTGCGCCGCGATTTTGTTCCGGTCGGTCTCCAGCGCGGCAAGCTCGTCCTCGTCAGTGCTGTCCTGCTTGCGTCGATAAATGTCCGACAGGCGGTAGTACAGCTCGCCGAGCTTTTCCGCGTCGTCCGCGCGGGATACGGTGCGTTCGATGGTTGCTACACGCTTGCCGTTCGTGTATGTCACCGTTTTTACAGTGTCCGTGATGCTCATTTCGTTTCCTCCTCAAATTCGATTTCCACAAGTCCATCCAGCGCGCAGAGATCGGCATAGGACAGACGCATATCTTCCTCCGCGGGCAACCGGATCGCCTGGATGCCGTCCAGATCCACTTCTACGTCCAGTAACTCCCGCATATCTGCCTCCAGTGCTTCCGCCATGTCTGGTTTCGGAACGTATTTGCCTTCCTTCACCGTGCAGCACCGCTCCATGATCTCCGTGCGCTTTTCATCGTAGAAGCGTAAGTGCGCCTCCAGCTTGTCGAGCAGCCGCTTCGCACGGTACAGCGTTTTCATGGACAGATCCTGCCCGGAGATTTTGCGAATGGACGGCAGTGCGTCCACAAGGGTTTTCATTTTCATGAGAATCATTCCTTTCCTGTTTATCCGATAAGCCCATAGGCTTTCAGCGCGGTGATGAGTGTCGCCACAGTCGCGGAGGATGCCACCGTCCGCCGCGTGACCGGTGTTGTGCCGAAAAAACCAAGTTTTGAGGAGGTGTTGTATCCGATCCGCGTACTGCCATACCCAAGGTAGCAGTCATACCAGTAATAGCTCGATGATCCAAGGTTCCAGTGGTACGTGGACGTGCAGTGCGACGGCACCAGGGCGTATCCTGTAGTCGCCTGTACATAGTAGCTGGTGTTGGAGCTGCTGTAGTAGATCTTCGTCGGATTGCTGCCGGACGATCCACCGCCGGTGAACTCCGTTCCGTTCAGATATAGCTTTTTCGTGTAAATCGCATTCCATGGATAGGTCGATGTCCCTAATGAGTAGTCACTGTATGTAGATGCCGCATTGGGACGAATGACTGTATCTTTCATGACGATGTGATAGGCTTTCGCGCCGCCGCCATGTATCTCTGCCCACGGATTCCCATCCGTGCCAAGTTTAGAGGCGGAATATGTGCTGTATAGTGAATCGGATGCCATATCCACACAAACGCAGCTGGTCCTACTCTGACCAAAGTATATCATTGAGGATGCTGCCAGAAAAATATTGTTGTATTGCGGCGAAAACGAGTCCGCGCCGATGTATACACTTGTTGTATCCGTGGTCATAACGACTTTGGTGTTGCTGCTTTTCCCATAAACAGTATCCACCTTCAGAGAGCCAATGTCCACTCGATCCGCCGATATTTTCCCGGTCGTAATTCTACCGCCGTCAATGGTGGTCGTGCCGCCTGCACCCAGATCCGATGCCTTGACAAAGGTGGTGAACCCGGTGAAGTCGATCTTGTCCGCCTTGATCTTGATACTGCTGCTGTTGGCGTTGGAAACAAGCTGCAAAAGCGCGTATACGTTCGTCCCGATCGTGCTCTTTGTGTACGACGAGGACAGCGTGATCGCCGCCTCCACATCGGACACGGACTGCTCAACGGCAGTGACCGCAGACGTTTTCGCGTATCCGGCAAGGTCGCTCCCGGTGACATACGTGCCGGAACAGGCGGATACGATTTTTGCTTTACCGGCAGTGCTGTCGATGTACTGCGCAACAGACGTGTTCAGCGTGGTGGTCGTGACATAGCTGCCCATATCAGACTTCTTCTGGTACGTCCCAGATAGATTGTTGACAATCTTCGCTGTACCTGCCGCCGTATCGATATACGCCCCGATTTCCGCAGACAACTCTGTTTTCTGCACGTAGCTGTCCATATCCGACTGCTTCTGGTACGTCCCGGACACCGCCGAGATGATCTGCGCCGTACCTGCCGCTGTGTCAATGTACGCGCCGATCTCCGCGGATAACTCCGTCTTTTTGGCGTACCCATCGAGGTCAGACGATTCCACATACCGACCGGACAGGGAAGCGACAATAGACGCCTGCCCTGTCTCGCTGTTGATGTACGTGTCAATGGCAGCGTCCAATTCATATTTTTTCACAGCGTCCTTTGCCGCTTCCGCCGCCTCTTTTGCAACTTCGGTAGCCTCTTTTGCGGTTTCCGCCGCTTCATCCGCTTTCCGCTCCACCTTTTCAAGGCTGCTGATGTACGGGTACTCATCCTCATCGTCCGCGCCGATCTGGTACGCGAGATCCGCGTTGTACGACGCGTTGCACCGGATGTTGGCGGACGCGACCACAAGATTCCGCGTTTTGCCGTTGTCCGTGACCTGGACGGTATCGCCAAGCTCCACACACGGATCGAGGTACACGCCGGATACCGCATAGGAGTCGTTCGGCACACCGTACAGCATACCGCCGCTCTGGGAAAACAGCGCGTCCACGGCTTCCTGCGACGCGTAAGGGCAGTTCGCGGTGATCTCTGTCCCGTTGTCGGTACCCGCGGAATAGCTCACGCCGTCGCTGCCGCGCAGCGTCATTTTCGTGATCTGCTTCGCGACAGACAGCTTCGTGAATCCTTTGTAGGCGCTGCCAACCACCTGTTTGGCGGGCAGCGATACGCCCTGTATGGTGATAAGCCGCAGCGCTCCGGTCTCCGTGATGACAAAATTGCCTGCGTGCGCCGCCGCGATGCCGGATAACATATCCATCATCGTAGCCTTGCCGTCCGGTTCCGTCACCTTGTATGCCGTGCCGGTCTTGATCTGCGTCCGGCTGTCCACCGCTACACCCATCGCCGCGGCAATATCGTTCACCACCGCCGCCATCGTCGCGGGCCAAGCCTGGATCTGCGTCTTGTCCCAGTAGGAGGATCGTGCTTTGAGCATCAGATCCCGGCAGGACAGCGTCAGAATGCCGTTTTGGGACGACCGGGAGGAGATAAAGTAGTGCCCCTGTTCCACCCAGTCCGTCGGATCTGTGCCGTCCGGCGCTGTAAGCCGGCAGTACGCCACAACGGACGCCGCTTTCGGAATGGTGACGTTCGCCTTTTCGCGGATCGCAAGCCGCAGCGTACCGGAGCAGCACACACCGATGCTCAGCCTGTCCGCGAACGCCTTGGAAAGCACAGGCGTACTTTGAATATCCGAGCCGGTGTACGCCACGTTGTTCACGACAAACCGGTATTCCGTTTTGTGCGCCGCGGCGAACCGTTCCGCCCATCCGGTCGGTCTTGTCTGCATTATACCGTTGCCTCCTTTATGGATATGAGTGTGAATTTCACGTTGTCCACCAGTACATCATTGTCCTTGAACTGCTCCATAGCACTTGAGATCGACGTGTTGTAGAATAGCCGCGTGCATTGCCCATCTTTCAAGTCGGGGTACTGTACCTGTATGCCATCGTCCCCGCCTTGCAGATCGGATTCCAGCTGCTGCGCGACGGAGAACGGCATGGGTCCGAGCGTGACCGAGAGCTTGCGCTGGTGTGACGTGACGTTGGGGTGCATTTCCTCCGCCACATCGCGCCCCGCGTCCTCATCGTTCGTGTTCTCACGCTCCCAGGACAGCCCGGTTTTCGCCTTGACATATTGGGTGTAATCGTGACCGCCGATTACGAGCTTCGCCCATACTGCCATATTCATATACCTCCAAAGCTGCGTTCTCTGTTCTGCTGGTAGGATGATACCATCTCCGCGATGCTCCCCGCGTCCATGGCGAGCTTTTTGTTGTTTACCGCGCCGAGGATCTGCCGGAGTAAGTACATGACCTCTGTGATAAACTCGTTCTGGTCGGATACCACCGTCTGGAAGCCGTCAGAAAGTGCGCCTGCGTTGTCTGTACCGCCCGCGGTGTTTGTCCGCAGACGATAGGGAACGTCCGTCCCGGCAGCCACAGCGGGTATGGATAAGCCGCCGATAGAGGCAAGCGTATCCGCGATCGCTTTCAGCCGGTCAATGAATCCGTCGAGCTTTCCTGCCGCCGCGTCCAAACCGGATACGGTGCCGAGCTGCATGTCTCCCATCTCCGGCGCGTCCAGCTGCATGCCGGCGTTGACGGATTTCGCGAGATTCGATACTGTGGACACCGCCGACTTCTCCCCGGCTTCGATCCCTTTTTCAAGCCCCGCGTCGAGGTACTGACCGATTTCCGCCCATACCTTCGACGGAGACGCGATGCCGAACAGGCTTTTTACCTTGCTCGTCAGCGAGTTTGCGAGGGAAGATACCGTGCTTGTCAGCGTGTGCCACGCGTTGGAGATCCCCTGCTTCAGGCCGTTCACAAGATTGGAGCCGATGTCTTTCCAGTCGGTGCGCTTCAGCGTGTTTTTCAGGTTCTCCCACTTGGAGGACACATCGCTTTTCAGTCCGTTCCACTTGTTTGCCGTGGTGGTCTTGATGGAGTCCCACGCGTTGCCGATTGTGGACGTGATCTTGTCCCATTTCGCTTTCGTGTCTGTTTGGATCGTTTCCCAGCCTTTGGAGATCGTCTCCTTAAGCGGCCCGAGCTTTTCCGAGAAGAATCCGGTGATGGATTCCCACGTTTCACGGATCCCGGCGAGCAGCCCTTCCACCAGATAGTCGCCCATTACCATCATTTCCGTGGACGGAGAATGAATGCCGAACGCGTCCTTGAAGCCGTTTATAAACGGGTCAAAGATGTTCTCCTTGATCCATTTGCCGACGTTGACAAACGCGTTTCCGATACCAACAAAGAATCCGGCAACCGCGTCGCCGCCGCACTGTTCCGTATACTCAGCAAAATACGCAAGCATATCGTCCCACGCGTCCTTGATCAGCCCCCACAGAAACGCCGTCAGACCGCCAAGCGCCGCGCCGATACCGTCAAACAAGGCCGTTGTAATACCGGACCAGTCAATCGCCGCAATGAACGCCGCCACGTCCGAGCCGAGCTTCTGCCAGTCTATTTCTTTAAGCGTGGTGCTGATCCCGTTCAGTATGTTGAGCAGCGCGTCGGAGAGCTTCTTTCCCGTGCCTGCCCAGTCAATGGCGTTCCACAGTTGCATAAAGCCGGACGCGACATTGCTGCCAAGCGTCACCCAGTCAATACTGTTGATGGCGTCAAAGATCACGTCGATCAGTCCGTCAATGGCGGAACCAATCAGCTTTCCCGCACCATCCCAGTCAAACCCGTTGAGCAGCGTGTCGAGCGCGCCGCCGATGGTCGAGCCGACCGCGTTCCAGTCCACACCGTCGATGAAGTGCTGGAACGCCTCAATAATGCCGTTCAGCCCGGTTACGATCGCCTCAGACGCCTTGTCCCAGTCCACGGTGAAAAAGAAGTTGTTGAAAAATTCCGCCAGGGAATCGCCGATGGAGGAAAAATCCACTGTCGTGACCAGACCGTAAATGAGGTCAATGACGGCATTCCATCCGTTCGCGAATGTCTGCCCGATCAGATCCCATTCCACATTGCCAAAAAATCCGTTGATCGCTTCTCCGATGCCGGAGCCGAGGTTTTCAAAATTGAACGTCGTGAGAAACGTGTTGATGATGTCCGCAACCGCGTTCAGCCCATCCGCGATCGTCTTGCCAAGCAGCGTCCAGTCAAGCCCATCCACCAGACCGTTGAGAAATTCGGCGATGTTCCGCGCCCATTCCACGCCTTTCGGACGAAATACGTTGTTGATCCAGTCGTCGATGGTCTGCATGAGGTGGTTCAGCCCCTCTGCCGCCATCTGCCCAAGTCCGTACCAGTCGCCGTCCGCGATCGCGTCTTTGATCTTCTGAATGACGTCGAGGACATCCTCCGGCACCGCTTCGTCGATGGGTACCTCTTCATAGAGATCTCCGCCGGCGTCTTTCTTCTTTTTGTCGTCCTTGCTCTCGTCCTGTGTGCCGCTGCGCTTGTTCAGCTCATCAAATCCGTATACCTGATTTTTTAGCTTCTCCGCGGATTCCGACGCGTCGTCCATGCTTTCGGCATAGCTTTCCGTCTGCTTTTTCGCGATCACCATCGTTTTCTTGCCGGACAGCGACGCAAGTAGCGCGTTGACTTTGACCATCGCGTCGGACATCATGGTAAGCACCCGCGTGATGATCGGCTCTATCTGTTCAATGATTCCGGCGAACGTGACGGCAATGTTCGCGCCCAACTCCTGCATCGCGTTTTTCATGTTCGACATCGCGCCGTTAAAGGAGTCGGAGAATTTCGCAAGCTCCGTCATGCTCTCACGGATGTTCTCCATGAGCATGCTGATAAAGGCGGATTTGACGCGTGAAATGAGCAGCGTTTTCAGGCTGGTGAGCTGCCGGACAAGCCCATTCGCGGATATACCCGCGGATTTGCTGTGCTTTTTGAACAGGTTCAGGTTCCCGATCATGTTCTTCACGCCGGACGCTACCGCTTTCGCCGCCATGCCGATACCGGATAATCCCTTTTTCAGACCTGTAAAGGAGATTTTCGCAATGCCGACGAGGCTCTTTTTCAGTCCCGTGAACGAGAGCTTCGCGATCCCGACGAGGCTCTTTTTCAGTCCCGTGAACGAGAGCTTCGCGATCCCGACAAGCCCCTTTTTCAGTCCCGTGAACGAGAGCTTCGCGATCCCGACAAGCCCCTTTTTCAGTCCTTCCAGGGATAACCGCGCAAGCTGTCCGGGCAAAGATTTGATCGTCGCGCCCAGCCCTTTCAGCTTTTCGATAAACGCCTGTATGCCGACCGCTTTTGTCGGGAGCGCGTTCGCCTTTTCCGCCAGCGCGTCCAGTTCCGCAGACGCCTTTTGAAATTCCGCCGTGTCGCCGACTTTGACAAAAGCCTCTCCGTCGTCGCGCATGGATTGCATCGTGCCTATGAAGTCGGAAACATCCGCTTTTGCCTGTTCTATCTCATAGCACAAGGCCTGATACGCCTTGGAGGATTCGCTCACACCGGACGCCGATAGCTGATTCTGCTTGTCGATCAGCTTGTCTAAGTGCGCGTTCGCTTTGGAAAGCCCCACCTGCATGTCCGCGTATTCCGGCGTCGCGACCTGCTGCGTACTGAGAGAGGCCATCTGTTCCCGCAGTTCCGCGATCCGCTTTTTCGCCGCGTCTACCTTAACGGTAAAACTCTGGAGCTGCCCGTCGTTCTTGAATCCAAGCTGCGCGCGTTCCGATAGCTTTTCGAGCTGCCCGGAAAGGGAAGCGCAGGCCTTTTCCGCGCCGGACAAATCTTTCGGCAGATCCGCGGCGGAGACGCGCCCAAGCGCTGCACCAAGCCCCCGCGCTGTCTGTTCCGCTTTTCCCATTGCCGCTGCCGCCTGTTCTGCGCTGTCGCGGATGCCGTTCATCCCGGTCTCTGCCGCGCCGCTCACCGCGTCGACCGATTTCCCCATACCGGAGATCGCGTCGTCCTGTTTGTCCACGGCAGCCGCGGCAACTCCGGCGGCGTCAGCGACGTTTTTCGCGGAGGCGGCAGCTTGTGCGTTTGCGGCGGACACATCTTCCCCCGTGCCGGTCAGCGCGGCACAGATCTGCGCGGTGGAATTGCCGATTCCTTGCAGCACCGAAAGAATGCCCTGGAAAGACGACATCATGTTGTCGCTGAAATTGTCCACAGCGCCGGTTAGATCCTTGACCGCCGACAACAGCTTGTCCGAGCCTTTGTCAAAACCGGAATTGTCAAGCTCCGTGTCGATAATGATCGAGCCGTCATTCGCCATCGTTTCCACCTCCCTTTGTTTCTGTTTCTGCTTCAGCCGTAAGCTCCGCGTATAAAGCCGCCATGTAGTCCTCCGCTTCCTTCTTGCGGTCAACTACAGGCGCAATATCGCACATTTCGCGGTTCGCGTTGTAAAACTCCGTTTCGTATTTCTCCAGCTTCTTGTGCCGCGCTTTCTTCTGTCGGATCGAGACAAGGAAGCTGAACAGATCCTCCCGGTCAATGGACTGATAGTATCCAAGGAACGTCCACCAGTGCAGAAACGGTTCCGTACGTACCTCGCGCCCGGCTACTTTGTTGACTGCGGCAAAAATGAGCTGTTCATCCTTGTCCCAGTCCACTACCTTCGGCGCGCGCTTTTTCTTGTCGCCGGATTTGCCGCATTCGATAAAGGAAAAAGCCGCCTGCACCGCGTCCGCGTACCTGTCCCGCGGCAGCGTGTCAAACCGCGGGTACAACCGCCGCAGGAGAATGAACGTCTTTTCGCCGTCCGACAATGCCGTATCGTTCAGCGCGTCGATGATCTGGAGCACGTTCCGGAAATCCGGGTTTATATCGCAGGATACGCCCCCGATGTCAAGTTTCGTCGGCAGCTGCCCCAGCATGCTCCGTTCCTCCTGCCGCGGGCTGTACATCGGCGAGATACTTCGCCATCCGCTTCTTGGACGCGTTCGCTTCTTCCGCAATCGCCTCGGCAATTACGTCCCCCAGCGCGGTCAACACCCGCTCGCAGAAAAACTGTCCGCCGACAGAGGAGAACGCGTTCCGCTTCGCAAAAATGTCGTCCGCTTCTTCCATGTCGAAAAGCGCGTTGATCCGCGCCTTGAGCTCGGTTTCCACCGCTTTCAGCGTTTCCCAGTCTTTCTCAAAAGCCGCTGTGCCGTCGCTTTGAATATCCAGCTCCTTGAGCGGTTCAACGACGGACGCGAAATCGCGCATGAGCGTGTTGTATCGATCCACGATGGAAAAATCAGCCGGCCGGATATACACATTGCAGATGAGCCGTCCGAATTTGTTGTAAAGCGGGATCTCCCTGGTGCCGTCGTCCACAATGCCGCGTAATACTTTTGCCACTGTTGTGCCTCCCTATAAAATGAAAGAGGGCGAATTTCGCATCCGCCCTCCGTGTCTTGCCTGTAAATATTGTGTATATCAGCCGCCCGTTTTCGCGGTGATCGTCACCTCGCGGGTCGCGAGCGTGTACGTGACTGTCACCTCCGTCATAGGACCGACGGGGTTCACGGTAAACGGGATCGCAAAGCCGGCAGTGTCGCCACCCGTGGACTGCGGGACAATGTACGCCTCGCGCTGATAGCCGGTGCCGGTGAGCTTGCCGCTCGTGCCCGTCGCGCTGGTGCCGTCGAACACCGCCTCCACGAAATAGCCCTTGATATCGCTGTCGCCATACTTCTCCTGCACAGCCGCCGCCTTTAGCTTGTCGTACAGGGCGGAATCCTCGTCCGCGTAGTACGGATCCACGTTTACCTCCGGCTCGTAGCCGTTGTGCTTAAAGGTCGCCTCCCCAAGGACGTTTTTGGAGGTCTCGGTATCGGGATTCAGCTCCTTGTTCAGGCTGTCGTTGTCCCGGCCGAGCACCTCCCACGCCGTCTTGTCAAAGGAGGCAAAATACATATTTCTGTTTCTGTCAAGTTTTGGCATTCTGTATTTCCTTTCTGTGTACCCAAAATGGTGCCACCGTTTCCGGCGCTACCGCCTCCGGTACGTCATTTTCAGTTGTATCTGGTATTTTGCGCTGTCGCTCCCCACCTCTGCCGGATACGCCGTGAGCGTCGGCACAATGGATTTCACCGCGCCGCCCGCGATCTGTGGGAAGTTGTGCGCGTTGTTCTGCGCGATGATCCAGTTTACCACCGCGTCGTAAAAGCCCATGTTCGCGAGATTCTGCTGGATGTCCGCGCCGTAGGATTCCTTGGACGCGAAAATGTAATTGACGGTCTGGATCTCGTTCGGCACGTCCTCACCAAGCACGTTCTCGTGATAGGCGATCGCGGACGGTACAGCATAGAGCGCATACTCCGTCGGATCCGCCGCAAGATAATCGATCCGGAAACGCTTGCCGCTCCGGATCGCCGGACACGTGCGGAACCACGCGCGCAGTGTTTCAAGATTATTGATCTCTGGCAACGCGGTTCGCCTCCTCTATGATGTCCTCCTTGCGGTCCGCTTTCATGCGCTCAAACCAAAAGGAACCCGCCTGCGGATTTTTCTCTTGACTGTATTGCAGCTCTCGTTCGGTCGGGAATTTCTTCTTCGGGGATTTCCATCCGACAATAGCTCCGGTTTCATCCTTTTGCGGAAAGTTTGGACCATACACCACACCGTAGTACAGGTAATGCGCATACGGCGTGTTATAAATCACCTTGCCACTTCCGATCGCAGACGCACCGTATGGACTGCTCTCCAGCACACCGGTATCTTTCGGACAATACGGTTTGCAGTAGTCAATAACCGTCTGGTCGATTTTCCGCTGCACCGCACCGCCTTTTTCCAGGTGGAATTTCCGCAGCATATCTGCCGTGTCCGGCAGCGTAGACCGCAAATGCAGCCGCATCATGCGCCCACCACCTTCCAGTGCGGCGCACGGGGTGCGCGTCGGTTGTCCGTCACGCCAAGCACCGTCGCCACCTCCGCGTATGACCGGCGCAGCGCGGCGGGCGAGAGATCTCCCCCACCAGCTACACCGCGGACGATGGTGTCACCGCTGCGGAGCGTGAATGCGTCCGCCGGGGAAGCGGTCGCGTATGTGATCGGATCGACATACGTTTTTCCGCCGAAATCCGCGTTCTCCGGGATCCGAATGGTGAATTTGTCCGCCGCTTTCAGCCCGGAGGAATCCACAGCCGCGGCGATCTCGCAGTACCACGACGCGCCGGAGATAACAGTCGCATAGTACCTGTCGTACCCAGTTTCCGGATCCACTTGCGCGTTGACCACCGTGATCGTTTCTTTGCATAGCTTCATCGGTCTGTCCCCCTGTATAAAAGCGGAACGCCGTCGTCGTCCACCTCTCCATAGAGGGAAGTGCCGATAACGGCGTTCATGCCCTGTACCGCGTCCTGCGCGCCTATCGCCTTTCCGTAGGATTCGGAATACCCGTCCGTAGAAAAGGACGTGACCACAGGCTTCTCGATCTGCGCCTCCACACCCGCTGCGCCCTCGATGCCGATGAGGGACATCATGCAGATCTTCACCGCCTCCGGTACCGCGCCCATGTTTTGCACGCGGGACGCGGTCAGAAAGTCGATGCGTTTCCGGCAGCGCAGCTCCAATAGCGTAAAGGCAGGCAGAGGCAAAGTACCGCCATACGCCACGTACTCCTCATAGTTGAGGTATGTTTTGTGCGCCATACTTTCCCTCCAGCCTTACCGACGATCAGCCCAGGGACTTGATCCGGGCGATCGGGATCGTCTTGTGCGCGATGTACTGCTTGTCGCCGGTCTCGTTGGAGTTGACCAGCTCCCAGTTGATGCCGAGCGCAAGCTCCTCGTCGGTCGGGGAAAGTCTCGCCATGGACGCTTTCGTGAAGCTGATACCGTAAGGGGCAAAGCACTTGCGCTGCCGGGAGTACAGTGTGTCGCCACCGCCGCCCTTTACGGGATCGCGATCCATCTCGTAGGGAACGCGCGCGCCGCAGTCGGTGTATTCGATAGCACCGTCACCAAGCACATAGGTGGTGTATACGGTGGTAGCGACGCGCGCCACACCCTCTGTGGTGGTAGCCGCGGTCGCCTTAACGGTGCCGGATACCGCGACGGTAGGCTTTGCGCCAGTGCCACCCACAACCTGCGTCAGCGTCACGACCGCGCCGGAGACGGTAACGGCAAAGATCCCGTCGTACTGCGCTGCGAGCACCGTCTTGAGCGCGGACGCCTGATCGGACGCGGAAGAACCGACCGCCAGCGTTTTCTTTGCGGCGGAGGTGGACGCGCCGAACGTGTACGCCACGCCGTCAACGGTCAGGGTATCGCCCGCCACACCCGCGGTACCGATGGTGATGGTGTGTACACCCTTGACCGCCGCGGTGGTTTCGGTCTCCGTGACAGGCATGGAGTCGTCCACGAGTACGGTTCGACCGTTGAGGGTGCCGATGGAGAGGTCGCGGGAAATGCCGTCCTTGTCGGTGTACTTGAGGTAGGCAAGGAGCTTGAGGTTTTCCAGGTTGGTCGCTACAGCGGAGTGCATGATGGCGAGAGAAAATTTGCCCTTACCGTCACCGCAGGCGCGCTGCATGGCGGTGTTGAGCGTGGTGCCGTCCATGTGGCCGAGCACATTCTCGGAGTTGGTCTTGCCGGTGACGTCGTAGGTGTGCGCGTCGACGAATTTCAGACCCTCCGCGTCAGACATCTTGAAAATGCCGTTCAGGATGTACACAAGCGTGTCCTGGTCGATGTTGTCCCAATATTCTGCGACCTGCGCGGCGACCTCCGCGAGAAAGTCCTCGCCGCCGGTGATGTCATAGGCAAAGTCGCGTTCTACCCACGCGTTCATGCGTCCTACGACGACACGGGAGTGCGAGAAAGTGTGCGTCTCCTTCGGAATCATGTCGGTGCTGCCATCGTAGTTCTGCGCCTCGGAACCATCGATCAGACCGGTGAGCAGCGTGGTGATGTAGTTGCCGCCTGCCTGATCCGCCATAGCGGCCGCGAGATCGGGGCGGGGACGGATGGCGCGGGACTTGATCAGCTCCGTGCGGTTGGGGTTCGGGAGGCGGTCAACATAGCCCTTGAATACCTCGCCGTTGAAAATCTTGTGGTTGAATACTTCCATACGTGTTTCTCCTTATTCGTATTTGATAGTCATTGTGGGGTTTTCGTTTTTCGCTTTCATCAGCTCCGTCAGACTCATCTTCTTGCTATCCGGCTTCGGGGATCCGCCGGGCAGCACAATGGTAGGACTGTCGGGTTTCGTCTCCTCCGCGACAAACGCGCCCGGATCGCTTTCACGGTATTTAGATACGAAATCGTCATAGCCGAGCAGCGCGTCGCCGTCACGCTTGAAGTTTTTGTCCATCGCCTGATTGATGAAATCGCGTTTCGCGGACTGGGAGGAGAATTTCAGAGCGCCTGCGCGTTCGCGAATGTCATATTCGTACGCCTGCCGCTCGATCTTCGTTGCCCATTCCTGCTTTTCGCTCTCGTATTTTGTCTGCAAGCCCGCGAGAGCCTGCTGCGCGTCGGAGAGCTTGGACGCGTCCGCCTGTGCCGCCGTCAGCTTGGTTTGGAGATCCGCCATATCGGTGTCCCGCTGCGCAAGCTGTCCCTGTAAGTCCGCGACCTGCTGCGAGAGCGTGCCGGTCTTGTCGTTGTACTTGTCCGCGGAGATGTATCCACCCTCGGACAGATCCACGAGCTTCACGTGCTTTGCCTTGTTTGGCTCCGCCGCGTTCACTGCCTCGATCCGCGCCTTGATCTGCGCGTACAGCTCAGGGGAAAAGATTTCGTCAAGTTTCATTGTTCTGCTCCTGTAACGCCATCGTGAGACCCACGTGGCGGCGGCAGTTTTAACTTCATGCCGGGGAAAGTGTAAGTCGCAGTTTAATCGTCATAAGACCATCGGACAAAAATCAAAAAGGACGATAAACGCCCTTGATTCCAGATAGTATCGGGTTTTCACTTGCCTGCAACTTGCAGAAAACGCACGCCGAACAAGAAAAACGGCATAATAAATGCCATTTTCAATCCCGCGCTGTGGATTTTAATTTGCCGGTAACTTGCAAAGCCGCATATTCCGCGCCTGCCGACAGGGTATATTCCTGCACAACTCAAATTTTGCCCGTTCATAGGCAGCTTTCGCAATCTCCGCGTGCGTCAGAAATAAGCGGTATCGGCTGATCCAGGACCGTGCCTGCTCGCGCGAATAGCCGAACGACATGAGCAGCTTGATTGCCCGTTTCTTCGTCATGGTTTTCGCTCTCCTCCGTTTGTGTTTTCCGCTTTCAAAGCTGTATGCTCCGGTTCTGCTGCTTTTTGTATACGTCCAGATAGAACATATCCCGCGCGCCGTCATAGGTGATCTCGTAATACATCCCATCCGCGATGGTCGTACCGAGCAGCGCCTTGTTGTTTTTGAGAACCTTGCATACCCACGCGACGAATACGTCCTCTTCGGTGATCCGCATCGCGGCGTGCTGCTCGTTGTAGTAGTCCGTAACGATCCGTTTGCACCTGTCCATAAACGCACCGTTATCCATGCGCCGTTTCTCCTTCCTCGTAAAGAATCGTCAGACCATACGCCACAGCCGCCGCGTGTTCGATGCGACAGCCGCGCGCGGTTTCCCAGCCTTTGCAGAAATACGCCGCGTGGCAAAGGCTCATGTTTTCCAGCGATTTCGCGAGAAAACAGAGCGGGATCTGCACCACGCCGCGCTCCGCCATTTTCTCCGGCCTGTACCATTCGTCCGTGAACAACGTGTTCACCACCGAATAACCCGCGGATGTGAGTGCCGCGATCGCCTTTTCGCGCGTCTCCCGGATCTCCACCTCGCTTTTTCCCGCCATAGGCTGCGAAAGCATTGCCCGGCGCGTTTCCGTTTTGTCTGCCATTTTGATATACCCCTTTCGTTATAGCTGTTTTCCCTTGACTGTGATCGCTGTACGGTCCCGCCGCTCCCGCAGTCCGGACGCTTTGGCGACCGCCGCATACTGTGCCGATACCGCCCGCATCTTTGTGAGCGCGCCTTTTGCAAATTCCTCGTCCCCCGCGGTCTGCGCCGCGTACCGGATGTCTTTCTGCCGCCGGATCTCGGTTTCCAGCCGGCGCATAAGCTGTGACGCCTGATAGGTGGTGTAATGCTTGCCACCGATTACGCATCCCTTGTGGTTTTCCCGGCGATACTGCTCCAGCGTCTCATCCGTGTACGTCCGGATGCCGGTTTTCGTGTTGAACGGAGAGGCGAAATGCGAACAGTTCCATTCGCGGATTGGCCGGCGGAAGCCCTCGTACCGATGCCCGTCTATGTCGGAAAAGTCCTGCCCGACCTGCATCTTGTCAAACTCCGCACGGAAGAATACGCGCCCCTGTACGGGTTCGTGGTCCGGCGCGGACATTTTGTGCGCAGAGATCTCAAAGGCGTCGTCCCCCATCGCGTCCGCAAGCAGAAACGCCGCTTGCTGTTGGAGCTGCAAGGTCGCGTTCGTCACGTTCATCCGCACCGCCGTGTCCAGCCGCCGCCTGTACCCGGATTCGTATTCCACCTGTATCCCGGCGCCGCCGATTTCGGTGAGCACCCGCCGGATCTCCTCCTGATAGCCTGTCCCACCGGACGCGACCGCCGCGGACGCTACGTCAATGGCCTCCTTGTATTTCCCGTCGATCACCGTTGTGTTGGATAGATTGGTGAGCGCGCCTGCCGTCTGCCGTACCGCTGTGGCAGTGAATCGCATGAGCCGCTCGTTTGCCTCCGGCGGGATGGATCTGTCCGCGATGTACCCCTCCGCGGTAGGTTTGGCATACGCACTCTCCGCCGCGCGCTCCAGTATCTGCTCCACGCCCTGCCTGCCGAGCTTCGTCGCGTCCGCGAGCTGTGTTTTGATCTCGGATACGTTCGCGCCCATCTCCCGCATCACGTCCAGCGTGTGGATGCTCGACGGCGTGAGCTCGCCTATCGTTTTGATCTGCTCCGCGATCTTCCGGATATACAGCGTGTTCACCTTGCGGAAAAGCTCCACAACTGTCTCGATCGCCGGGAGAAATTCCTCAAACGGTATCATACCCGCCTCCGTCAGTCAGACATGGTCGGCAGCGCGTCCGCGATCCGTTCCAGCTGTCCTTTCTGAATGTCCTCGATCGCCTTTTTCGCCTGTGCCTGCGTTTCGCCGAGATACCACGCACGGATCTCCTCCGGGCTGATAACGCCCGCGTTCATGAGCGTGAGCCGTTCGGAGAGCTGCTGCGCGCTGTCCGTGATGATAGAGTCGTCCCATTCAAAGGACACCTCGTAGTCGCCGCGCGGCGCAAGGTTATAAAGGTCAGCGTATTTGTCCATCACGCGGATCACGTCGCGCAGACAGCGTTCCAGCGCCGCCTGATTGTCCGCGACCGTCGCATAGGTTCGCTGCCCTTGGATTTTTAGCTCCGTCGCCGTCCGTGCCTCCGCGTTCGGATCGGAGATCGTCCCGCGCGACAGCCCGCACAGGTCCTCGATCCGCATGAACATGTTGTTCAATCCGTTGAAAAGGGAAGTGTCGCGGATGGCAGGCGAGAAAATGTGATAGCTGTCGTCCGTACCGAGATCCACACCGCGGAACAGTCGGTCATTGAGCTTCGGCATTTCCATACCGCCGGACGCGCCTTTCTTCGGCCGGAGCACGTTCGGGTCCACATCAATGGCGAGCTCCGTTCCCTTGTACTCCCATTTGATCCGGGAATATTGCTCGTCCGCGTCACGGATCAGCCCGACCGCTTTGTCGAATACCGACGCACCGAGAGGGCAGTCCACGTCCGCGGTGTTCGCCATCGGCACCTTGTACCAGCCGAACAGCTGCCCGCCTGCCGCGCGTACCACCGCCTCCGTTTCCAGATCTGCCCATGCCGGTACATCTGACAGCGGGATCTCCGTACCGATCGCGTCCTTCACGTGCGACTTGAACGCCCGCTGCGTGATGATAACGTCCTCTCCGTCGAGCCTGTGCCGCTCCAGGCGCGTATAGATCGTGCCGTCGTCCGTGAACGTGTCGCGGAAAATCACGTCCGCTATGTTGCCGTCGTCGTCGAACGCGACCGGATACAGCGACCAATCCATGCAGTAGTCGAAATGGAGGTGCCCGTTTTTGGGGTACGGTTTGATCACCATGCCGCCGGCCGCGCAGCCCTGCTCCAGGCGCGTGCGCAGATTGTGCATCAGCCGTCCAAACTCCGCCGCAAGGTATTCCGCGCGCGGGTTCGAGAGCGCGTTTCCTGCCGCGTCCTGCTTTGCCCCCGTGATGTTCCATTTCATCTCCAGCGTGATCTGCCGCGCCAGTTCTGAGCAGATAAACGACGGCAGATTGAGGGAATATACCTTGCCTTCCTCCAGCCAGGGAGCAGCACCGCGGTACATGGCATACCACGTCTCCAGCGCGAGCGCCATTTCGTTGGACAGCGGCGTTTCGATCCGTTCAACCGCTGCGATATTCTTGTATGGAGTCACCTTGTGAAACACCTGCCTTACCATCGTGACCAGTTTTGTGATTACATTGCCCGTTCCTCTCACCTCGCTTCCGGTGATACATCGTCATATTCTGTGCCAAGAATGCTGACTGTCATTTACTGCCCCTTTCGTCTCCATACGCGCTCCATGGCGTACCGCACCGCGTCGATGGAGTGGTTGTTCACGTCCGGATAGCCGCTTATAACCTCGTCGTCCGCCGTCCGCTCGTATTCGTAGTTCTGAAATTCCTGTGCCGTCGCCGGACAGCGTACCGGATCGATCACGATAGCGCGTAGTGATTGCAGCCATTTGATGCCGTACCGCACGGAATCCGGACCCTTGACAGCCGGACGGCAGAACGCGCCGTACTCGCGATAGTCTCCCACGCTCTTCGGCTCCGCGCTGTCCGCGGTGATGAGATCGTCGCCCGTGACACCCTTTTCCGTTTGCAGTGCGTACCACGTCGCCTGGTTGCTCTCCTTGTTCGCGCGGTACTCGTCGAAAATGTACAGCGTCAGCCGCGCGGCGTCGTAGTGCATCTTCGCCCAGTGGAACGGATCGGGGTACCAGCCCCAGTCGATGCCCATGTAAATCTGGTCGAATGTGTTGACCATATCGTCCGGGATCTCCCGGATGTCGAGATTGTCAAACACCTCGCCGCCCGTGCCGATCGCTTCACCGAGATACTCATGCGCATACGCGCGCGGATTTGTCTCCTTGAGAAATTCCGCGTCGTCGAGAAACTGCTGCCCGAGCCATTCCGGCGGAACGTCCGTATAGCACGACTTGTGCCGCAGCGCGTCCTTGCGCGGCGTCAATACATACTGGTTCGCCCAATTCGATTTGCTGATAGGTGGGTTGAACGACTTGAATACAACAAATTTCGTCCCGCCGCGGAGCACGGATTGCTGAACGGAGCGGATCTCTTCTTCGCCGGAAAACTCGTCAAGCTCCTCAAACCACAGGTACTTGAAATACCCGCGCGCGATCTTGATCGACTTCGTTTTCTTTGCCTTATCCAGACCGCGGAAACGGATGACCTGCCCCGTCGGCAGATATGTAAAGCTGTGCGGACTCGTCCGTTCCTTCCAGAGGTGCCGCACGCCCAGAGCCTCGATGCTCCACAGAATCTGCTCGTATACGCTGCTGCCGATTGTGTTGCCGACTTTGCGGTACACAATGGCATTGGCAAGCGGATCGGACATAATGCCGAGTACGATCTCCGTGCTGATGAAGGACGACTTCGTGGAGCCACGTCCGCCAAACAGATCATAGTATGTGTGACCGCCCTCGATCACGTCCCAGTGTACGGAATAAAAAGCAGGCGCGATAATGTCCGTCAGCCGGACACGTACCGCGTCTGCATTTGCCGCCTTGTTTCTTTCTTCCGCGCGCTCCCGTTGCAGCGCCTCGATCTCCCGCAGCACACGCGGGTTTTGAAGATTCTTCTGTGCAAAGGTTTCTACGTTGTCCTTTCTGTAGCCAGCCAAAACCGCCGCTTTCTGCGCGTTTTCGGTCTCCACGTAGTACTTGATAAACAGATTCTGCTGATTGGATAGTCCCCGCGCCATGTCCTCACTCCTTCGGAATATCGTTGACGATGGTCACGGGACTGCCCGCGCGTGCGTCTGTCCGTTCGACATAACCGCCCTGCTCCATGAGCATTTCAAACGCGCTGATGCCGCCCTCGCGCATGTTCCGGACCTGCTGGAGCACGCCGAGCGTGAGATTGTCGATTTTCTCCTTGCTGATCCCCATGCGGATAAGCAGTGCGTCTTCTTCCGCGGTCAGCTCCGGCTGCGCGTCCATGATCTTGCGGATGATGGATTTGAGCGTCTTTTCTTCCTCCCGTTTCGCCGCATTCGCCCGTCCTCCTTTGGATCGGATCGCGAACGCTTCCTCCGGAGGGAGATCTCTCAGGGAGCGCAGCCCTGACGTATTTCGGTTCTCCTGTTTCTTTTTCGGCAAGGCTTATCACCCCCTCTGTATGAAAAACTACATAGGAAAAGCCCCCACCCGTTTCGTGCATCGGTGAAGGCTTGCCTGTGCCATACGGTTACTTGCCGGATTTCTTTGCTGTCTCTTTCGCTTTCGCGGGTGCTTTCTCCGCGTTTTGGATGCTTTTGCGCATCTTGTTCAGCGCTTTGTCGAGTGTGCGATCGGGTTCCATCCCACCACACGCGTACATATCCTTGTCAGAGCCTGAATTGCCATTTTTCTTCTTTGGTGTTGCCATCTCTACTTTCTCCTCTCAAGCGTGTATGTATAGTTATACTGCTTCTGCCCATCCAAGAGGGCATTGTGTGAATTTACAAGATACTTGTTGAATGCATCGTGTTTATCCTTGGTATATCTGTCGTAGAGGTCGCGCATCTCTTTTGCCGTTTTGGCGTTATGATACTCCACATTGAGCTTATTGCCGAGTGCCTGCATTTCCGCGCTATAAGCAGAGCGCAGTTGATTTTCCACGGAATGCGCGTGCTGCATGAAAGCCTGTGCGTCAAAACCGACTTGTTTCGTAAAGCTGTAGGTTCCTTCCGCGGCGGTGGCGCGTATCGTGTTTATCTTTCGGTTAGCAACAAGGCGCAGATCGGCAAGTGAGAATGTTCCGCCAAGTAGACCCGCCTCCGTTCCGGAACGCGGATGGTTGTGCGTCGCAACGCCCTCCGCTTCTGCCGTGTCATAGGGTATGATCACGCGTCCCTTACTACCTCGTTTCTCCGCCAGCACATTGCCGTCTTTGTCAATGACGCGGGAGAACTCAATTTTCGCCTTGTATCGCTTGTTTTCAAATTCGTCGATTGCCCTCCGCCGGTCTCCGGAAATATAGGAGTCCTTCTCACCATACTTCAGCGGAAAAGCCGATAGGTCAATAGTGGTGCCGTCGTCAAGCGATACCGATGTAACGCTGCGGTCGGCGACAGACCTGTTCGGCGGTTTTGGATTCAGACCGCTGTTTCCGCGTCCCATACCATTGTATCACCTTTCTTTGTGCGCGTCAATACGTTTGGATTTCTCCCGCCACTTTTTCGTGACAAAAGATTGGATTTGTATAATATTTCCCGTGCATCCGTCCGGTACGTCGCCATGCAGGAAGATCGCGGAAGGTCGCAGCCGCGCGAGCATCTCCCTGTAGCCGTCGAGAAACAGCGCGCGCATTTGCGCGGTCGTCTGCATTCCGATGCTGGATACGGCGACGCAGCCGCCAACGGGTTCACCGTCAAAGCAGAAATCGTAGCTGTCATGATCCGCCCAGTTGATCGTCGGAATCACCGTGATACCCGAATCCTGCCAGTACCGGGCCAGCCAGTGCTTGCGGTAGTGATTGTATATCTGGATCGCCCGCGGAAAATCCAGATACAGGCTGAAATCCGGAGCGCATACGCATTGGAATTGCAAAAGCCGCGGGACATAGGCTTCCGGTGCGGACCAGCACCGCAGAAACTGATAGTCGTCGACAAAGAAATGCACTCCGTGAGACGCGGGCTCCTTGCAGGTGAGCGCAAAGTTGAAGCCGATCCAGTTGTCCACGGAAACGTCTTTCACAGGCAGTATTTCCGGGATCTGATAGCCCCCGACACCAGTATATATCATCCGTTGCAGATTTTCATAACTGCGTTGCGCCCTGTACACACCTGAAACCTCCGCCGTAAAAAATAAACAGAGCCGCACGGAAGCCGGGCTCTGCAAAGAATTTGTGCAGACAGGAACGCGGGGTGCTTTTTGTAAACCACGGCCGCATTCGCCATCTGCACATTTTCACGGTACCATTATACCACAGACATACGGGACAAAGGGGGACAGCTTTTGCCTTATCCCAACTTTTCCGCCTCATTCGTCCGCGCAAGGTACCGGTAGCAGACCTTTTTCACGCTGTCCTCCGCCATTCCACCGTTGCCGACCACACAGGCAGTCTGCCGCCAGGACATGCCCTCGCAAAAGCGGCACTGGAAAATTTGCCGCGTGAGACTGTCCGGGATTTCCGCTATGTACCGCTCCAGACGGTTTCGCTCATGAATGCATTGGAGCTGCTTCGCCGCGATGATCGCTTCCAGATCCAGCATTTCCGCCACATATCGGCTCACCTTGTCCTGTACCCCCGGCGTGTGCGGCATGCCGGACGGATGCGGAGACGAGATCGACGTGACCGCCGCCTCCAGATCGGCAAGCCGGTGCTTGTCCGCCTCGATCTCCCGGTTCAGGTAGTATAGCTGTGACAGTTCCTTGATCGTCATGCGTCCTCCCTCGCTTTCTGTATTCTCGCCTTGAGCGCCTGCATAAGGCTTTCCTGCGTGTCCTCTTTACGATCCAGTGCCCGGATCACGTCCTCATCCACACCGCCTTTCACCACCAGATGATGCACAATGACCGGACAGGTCTGCCCCTGCCTGTGCAGCCGCTTGTTTGTCTGCTGATACAGCTCCAGCGACCACGTCAGACCAAACCAGATCACGTGATGTCCGCCGCGCTGGAGATTGAGCCCATACCCGCAGCTTGCGGGCTGTACAAGTAAGAGATCGATCTCTCCGCGGTTCCACGCCTCCTCTTCGTCCTTGCCATGGTAAACCCGGACGTTCAGACCGAGAGGGCGCAGGGCAGAGAGGATTCGTTCCAGATCGTGCTTGAAATTATAGCAGATGAGCGCGTGCTGTCCGCCAAGCTGCTCCACGGTTTCCAAAAGAGCCTCCAGCTTGCAGCCGTGTACCTCCGTCACCTCGCCGTTTTCGTTGTAGACGGCACCATTGCAGAGCTGCAACAGCTTGTTCGACAAAACCGCAGCCGTCCCTGCTGTCACGATCTCGTCCTCCGATACCCGCAAAAGCGCGTCCCGCTCCAGCTGCCGGTACGCTTTCTGCGACGCCGCGTCAAGAACGATCGGCACATCCTCGTACATAAGCTCCGGCAGCGCGAGATAGTCCTCCGCTTTCATGCTGACACAGATGTCACCGATCGCCGCATAGATCGCCTCCTCCGCACCGTCGCGTGGCGCATAGGAGAAGATCGTCGTCTGATTGCGCTTGTCCGGCACAAAGAACGCATCCCGGTACGCGCTGATCGTCCGCCCAAGCCGCGCGCCGCGATCCAGTAAATATACCTGCGCCCACAGATCCATAAGACTGCGCGAACAGGGCGTACCCGTCAGCTCGACCATCCGACTGATTTTCCCACGTACCATCTTGAGCGACTTGAACCGCTTCGCCTGATGGTTCTTGAAGCTCGACGACTCGTCAATGACCACCATGTCAAAGGGCCACCGCTGCCCATAGTACTCCACAAGCCAGCTCACATTCTCCCGGTTGATGATGTACACGTCCGCGTCGACCGCCAGAGCGGCTACACGCTTCTGCGCCGGTCCAAGCACAAGAGAGAACGTCAGATCGCAAAACTGCCGCCACATTGCCGCTTCGCTGACCCACGTTGCCTCCGCAACCTTCTTCGGCGCGATGATCAGCACCTTGTACACGCACCACCTGTAATACTTCAGCTCCTTGATCGCGCTGAGCGTGATCGCCGTCTTGCCAAGCCCCATGTCCAGAAACAGCCCGACCGCCGGATCCTGCACGATCCTGTCCGAACAGTATTTCTGGTATGGGTATGGCTTATAGTCCCGCATTCCGCATTTCCTCCCTGCATTTTTCCACAACCTCGTCGATCCGTTCATCGCTGTCTACGGCGGAGAACACGTCAAATCCCAGACGGCGAAGTACCGACTGCACATACCGCTGCCTCTCGCGCTCCACCTTTCCGGGCTGCTTCAGCTCCACGAAAATCACGTGACCACCGGGGAGTAGAATAATCCTGTCCGGTACGCCCGTGTATCCGGGGCTGACGAATTTCAGACAGACCGCGCCACAGCCTAACGCCCTGATTTTCCGCCGCAGCTTGTTTTCATAATAGTTTTCCCGCATAAAACCCCCGTTTGTAACAAAATCCGAAAATTCCTATATAATACGCGTGGGTAAGGCGTTTATAGGCGTACATCCTCGTGCGCGCCTATAAATCCTTAATATATAGGTATATTAGGGAAAAAACCGTAATTTGTTACATCATTGTTGTTTTCTTTGGTTTTCCTCGGTTTTGTTATTGGCTTTTCTTTGTTCTGCCTTTGTTTTCTTGTGTTTTTTCCTGTAACGGATTTTGTAACCGCGTTGTAACGCGTTACAAAATGAATTAGTTGTTATCGTAAACTTTGTAACGCGTTACGCCTCTGTTGCACGATTTCGTAACGCGTTACACCCCTCTTTTTACGCGTTGGAACCCTTGAAAACAAATCCGCGCTGCGTGCTGTACGGGCCGAAGCGCATGGACTTTTCCGCGCGTTCCCATCCCGGCAGCCCCGCAAGGATCGCGCTGATCTCCCGCATGTCCGCGGTTTTGATGTCCCGCATGTTCCCGCCGAACAGCTCGCACCAGATCTCCATCACACACACGCGATCCCGTGGCAGCAGCACCATGCCGCTGTCGGACGGCGCGTGAACCGTGCCTGCCCAGAAGTCGCGCCGTCTGTCGATGGACCAGCGCGCCCAGTCGGATGGTACGGGCTTGCTCACAAATTCCTGCACCAGTCCTTCGCGACCGGAAACCTCGCGATGCTCCTCTTGCTTGCACAGTGCCATCTCCGCCGCCTCGCCGGTGAGGAAAAGTTCCTCTCCGAGCTGCCAGCGCGTTTTCGCCTCTGCCCAGATCTGGTCAACGTCCGCGTCCGCCATGCGAAATACATCTTTCACAGGATCGCGGATGCCGATGTCCACGGGCCAGAACCGCCGGTTGCCCGTGCTGTCTTGGAGAAACGCAAAGTTGTTGCACGTTCCGAAGAATACGCAAGAGCGGGGAAGCTCCCGAACGTGCCTGCCGTATGCCGCGCGGTATCGGTCGGCGCGGAGCGAGAGAAACTGCTTGATCCGGCTGATGTCCGACTTGCGGAACGCGTCCAGCTCCGCGATTTCCACAAGCCATACTCCCTGCAATAGTTCACTCGCCTCTTTGCCCTCGAACGTCGATATGCTGTCGTTGTACCACCCGCGGGACATCTTGTCGAGTATCGTGCTCTTGCCGGCCCCCTGCCTGCCGCACAGGATGAGCATGTTGTCGAACTTCACCCCCGGCGTCATCGCGCGCGCTACCGCGGCAGTGAAGGATTTGCGCGTTACCGCCCGGTTGTACGCGTTGTCCTCCGCGCCGAGATAGTCAATAAACAGGGTGTCCAGCCGCTCCACGCCGTCCCAGTCAAGCCCGCGGAGATAGTCCTGTACGTCGTTGAAAGCGTGGAGAGCGGCGTGAATATCCAAAGCGGAGTCGATGTTGCCGCGTCCCGTAATGCCCCATGCGCGTTCCATGTACCAGTATAACCCGTTGCTGTCCGTGTCGCTCCAGAGCCGCCGTTTCGTGTCCGTGGACCAGGGAAGCGCATCGAGTACCTCCCCGCGTCCGGCGAATTGGTTGAGCGCGAACCTGCCTTTCAGCCGCGGATCGCCGTTCAGGATCAGCAGATTGTTGTTGATCGTCGACTTGATAGCTCCCGACTGCGTCCGCTCCAATTCGTCCATCCAGTTGTCCACGGAGGTGGTACCGGACGCGGACGTGTGCGCGCCCGGATCGGCTACACATTCGCCGCCATCCTTACCCGCCACTTTTCCTCCGCCCGCGATTCCCGCGAAATCGTTCTCCACAGCCGCGAGCTGCTCCCGGTTGATCGTGGCGCATACGGCGCGGTCTCCAAGTGCCAGTGTACACATCGCTGCATACGATGGCAGCTTACCAACAGGCACATCCGGTGTCGCGTTGTCGTCCAGATCGCCGAATTTGTGCAACCGCACGAGATCGAATGCATTGACAAGCCGTCCACCGCAAGGGTCTGTCGCGTGATGGCTGTAGAGGAACTTGCCGCCGTCATAGACGATCGCGCCGCCCGTTGTCGAGCCGCCAAGATATGTGAACCGCTCCGGATCACCCGCGACCGGATCATAGATACGCGGCAGATATTTCTCCATCGCCGCGTATACGTCGTAGGTACGGCAGAACGCGCCGACCGTTCCGGTTTTCTCCGTCGGATCGCCCTGCTTCATCGCCAGCTTCTTATAGCTTACCGCGTTCGGTACCTGTGGCCAGGAGAGGAAGTCGTGCCAGTCCGCATAGGTCTCAAGTAAGAAGTCCGCGGAGAGAAACGGCGCGTCCTTGTACCGATACACCACCTCGCTGTCCGCGCAGCAGGAGGGCCAGAACATCAGCCGGTGGGACTGGAACGTCGTCGGATCCGCCATGCCGATGCCGATAAACGCCGCCACACGCCGCGCGCACGGCTCGTACTCATCCGGCGTGACTGTCCGGTCAAGCGGCAGGATCACCCGCAGACGCGGCGTGTCGGGACTGTGCTTGCGCGTGCTGTATATACAGTAGCTGCACAATAGCTCCTCCGCCTTACTTACCACCAACTCCGTCTGCCAGCCGGGGACGTTGTCAAAGTCTAAGGTGATAAGGTCGCGTCCGACGACGTTTTCCGCTTTCCGTCGCAGTCCACGCAGCGATCCACCCACAAAACCGCCGACGTCCTTGAGATCGTCCTGCTTCGCTTTCGGTAACTTCCGGTATGCGTCCAGGGTCTCCGCACCGCGGACGGATACGCCAAGCCTGTCATAGAGAGCGGATACCGTCATCGTTGTCTGGACCCACGCGGTGTCTCTGCGGCTGTTGCCTACGGATAGGGTGATCTGCCTGTCATGCGTCAATGTCATTACCCGCAGCCTCCCCGCCTGCCGCCTCCAACCGCTCTTTCCAGCGCGCCAGCTTCCGCGCCTCGATGGCCTCAGAGGGCAGTCTCGCGCCGATCGCAGCCTCCGCCACGGAGACACAGAGCAGTACGTCGCTGACCTCCTCGCGCAGAGCCGATACCGCGTCCGCCATGGAAACCGGAGTCGGATTCACACCGCGCCAGATCCGCGCGAGCTTCAGTGCGGCGTGCGTCAATTCCGCGGATTCCTCCGCAAGCTGATCGAGCGCGGCCGCCGCACCGATCCGCACCGCAATATCCTGCTTTTCCTGCATCATTTCTTGAACTCCCTCCTCGTTTTGACATCCCGTACCACAATGCGCCCGATCAGCTCAAACCCCGCAAGCGCGATAATGGCTTTGAGCGTTTTGATCAGCGTATTCGCCCGCTTCTCGGCTTCCGTCTCCTGCCGGACGATCGGAGCCAGCGCGGCATACGCCGTGGGATCCGCATAACCCTCACCGTTTTTCCGTAGATCCGCCATACAGCCTCCTATTCTATTTCGGATTCACAATATCCGCGAAATCCTCCCCTGCGGACGCACGCCGGAAGCATAACTCCGGATGTCTCTTGCAGCATGTCGGACAAATGTCCATCCAGCCTCGTGCGGGATGCCGGATGCTCTCCCAGCCGCACGCATTTTTTATCGCCTGTAACGTGCGCGCGTTGCGAATGTCCATCGAACAATTCGGGCCCAAAAGACGATCTCCGCATACATCGCACAGAATGTCGTACATACTCTCTCCGCAGTAGTCGTCATAGGGGAGATAATTCACCTGAAGCATCACCGCCCACCTCCTTTTCCAGCCTGTCCAGGGTTCCATCCAGATACAGCCCCATCGCCTCAATCACGATCACGTTTATCACCGCGTCCATCTCCGCAAACGATATGTCCGCAGGCTTGTCCTTTCGCTGTCCCGCCGTCTTCTGCGTAAGGAGCCGCCGCAGCATCTCGCAGTGCTCCCGCAGACACGGCACATTCGCCCGCTGCCCGCCCATTTGCAGAAACGCCCACATCGCATCCAGCGCGTCCCGCCGAATATCCATCATCTCGCACCTCCCATGTACACCCGCAGCTTCTCCAGCGCCTGTTTGCGTATCCGGCTGACATACGCCTGATGCGTCCCAAGCACCCGCGCGATCTCCCGCTGCGTCATCGGCGGATCCCGCAGAAACTGTGCCTCAATAACATACCGTTCCCGCGGCCTCAGCCGTCCAATCGCCCATACCAAAGCGTCCCGCAACGCCATCTCCGCAAACACGTTCGTCGGATCTTCCAGCGTGTCCGCCAGTACCAGATCCGTTCCCGGTATCGGGTCCTCCAGGGATTCCGTGTCAGCGCCCTTTTTCCGAAACTGCATCCAGATCCGCTTTTCCATGCAGCATACGGCAAACGTGGAGAACGCAAAGCCCTTGCTCGGATCATACCGCGCCGCCGCCAGCACCAGACCCTCATATGCCACCTGCAACAGATCGTCGTACTCCAATCCAGATTGTATGTATTTTTTGGCGACATATTTCGCGAGAGCCAGATTGTCCGTCACCAGTTTTTCGTCATACATCCCGCATCCACGCCCCACATTCCGGACAGTACCGCCCGCCGCTGCTTTCCACCTGACATTCGCTGCATACGTACCCACCGCCGCTGCTTTCCACCTGACATTCGCTGCATAC